ATGGTCCCGGTGAACATGAGCCTGATCGGTCCTGACGGCACGGTGATCCAGGCAGGCACCGGCCAGAACGCCACGCAGCCGGGCGCTGGTGAGAGCGAGAGCCCCGACAACAACGCGGGCAAGGGCGCCGGCTTGCGCCTCGCCTACGACGCAGCAGGAGCAGCCTGATGGCCTCGAAGCGTGTCTCGATCGACGAATACCTGGGCTCGCGCGGCTACGGCGGCGTGGAGCGGAAGCACTTCGCCCGGGATTCGGGCGTCATCATCAAGGCCGCGCCCACCGGCATCGTGAAGGCGAAGTTCGACAAAGAGGCGGGCACCATCCGCTTCGTCATGTCGGCCGAGATCGAGGATCGCGACCGCGACATCGTCGTGCAGGCCGGCCTGGACACCACCGAGTTCGAGAAGAACCCGGTCGCGCCATGGTCGCACCGCGCCGGCGATCCGCCCGTCGGCACGTGGTCGGATCTGGAGAAGACCCTCACCGGCCGGCCGAAGCGCACCGAGGGCACGCTCACCCTGGTGCAGGGCGAGCCCATGGCCGACCGCCTCGCGATCCACTTCGCCGCCGGCAGCGTGCGCGCCTGCTCCATCGGCTTCATGCCCACCTCCATTGAGCGCCGCGAGGTGCCGGAGGATCAGCAGGGCAGCTACTTCTACTCGGGCTACATGATCCACGAGGCCGAGCTCTACGAGTGCTCGCCCTGCACCGTCCCGGCGAACCCCGCCGCGCTGGCCAAGGCCGCGGCCGAGGGCGACGTCATGGCCCGCGAGATGATCGAGGAGGTGCTCGACACCTGGACGATCGATAACGGCTTGATCGTCCCGCGTAAGGCTTTCGAGGATGCGCACCGTGGCGCCGGGCCGACCAAGAGCACCGTGGTGTTCGACGGCAAGACGTTCGAGGTGAAGGCCGGCGAAGGTGGCGCGCCCGTCCTCGAGCCGGTGAAGCCGTCCAAGGCCGAGCGCGTGGTCGAGGCGATCGAGAAGGACGAGAGCCTGCTCGGTCGAATCGCCAAGGCGCTCGGCATGAAGGGCAAGACGGAGGCAGCCGATCCGAAGCCGGAAGAGGACGGCGAGAAGCCCGCCCCCGAGCCGACGCCGGAGCAGAAGGCGGCCGCCGGCATGGCGGCTGACCTGCCGGCGCTGATCGCCAAGCACGAGATCATCGAGGCCGACGCCCGCATGGCGGCCCTCGACACCGAGATGGGGCAGCACGTCCCCGCGTAATCCGCCCGCAGATCAGCCGAGGCGGCAACCCGGTGGCGACCTGCGGGCGCGGCCACCTTTTCCAAGAGGAACACAGCAATGCCCACACTCGCTGAGCTCCGCGAGAAGCTGAAGGCTGCCCGCGACGCGGCGACCGCCGCACGCGCGAAGGCCGTGGCCGACAACGCCACCGACGCTGACCGCACCGCCTACAAGGACGCGCTGACCGCGGCCGAGAAGGCGCTGGACATGGTCAAGGACGCCGAGCGGCAGGAGGCTCTCGACGCCTCCACCACCCGCTCGGCCTCGGCCGCTGCCGGCACCGAGGTGCTGGAGCGGACCGCCGCCAACGATGGCCGCTTCGCCTACGCCCAGCCGGCCGAGAAGATGAGCGTCCTCGACGAGGCCACGCTCATGGCCGCCGCCTCCGCCAAGAGCCGCGCCTTCCTCCAGTCCGGCATCGCCAAATCGCCGGTCGAGATCCTCGGCGAGGAGGGCTACGAGGGCTTCGTGAAGACCCTGAAGGATCGGGCCTCCGCGAACGCCGCCCGTCGGCGCGAGAAGACCAACACCACCCTGACCTCGGCCGACGGCGGCATCCTGCTGCCGACCCCCAACGCCAACACCATCATCGAGCTGCTGCGCGGCGAGACCACGTTCCTGGCGGCGAACCCGCGGCGCGTGCCCCTCATCGGCGGCCAGTTCAACCAGCCGCGCGGCGCGACCTCGTCCACCGCCGGGTACGTCGGCGAGGGCATGAAGAAGCCGGTCGGTTCGCCGACCTTCAACGGCATCTCCATGCGGTCGAAGAAGATCGCCGGCATCGTCATGGTGACGATGGAGGCGCTCAAGTGGTCGCTGCCCGACCTGCAGGCCTACATCCGCGACGACCTGCGCCGCACGCTGGCGCAGAACATGGACCTGGCCTGCTACTTCGGCGCCGGTACGAACTACACCCCGCTCGGCATCCTGAACCGGCCGAACGTGAACGCCTTCGATGCTTCGGCCACCGGCGATACCGCGCTGTTCGCCAACCCGAAGGCCCCGACCGTGGCCGAGCTCGACCGCGTCGCCACTCGGATGATCCTGGCGATCACCGACGCCAACATCCCGGCGACCAACCGCTTCGCCTGGACGATGAACTACCACCTGATGCGCTACCTGGCGGACGCCCGCGGCGCCAACGGGCAGTACATCTATCCAGAGCTGAACAGCGACAATCCGACCTGGAAGGGCTTCCGGGTGCTGGTGACCACGCAGTTCCCCTCGAACGGCGGCGCCACCACCGACGAGTCCACCCTGGCGCTCGTCGACTGGAGCAACGTGCTCTACGGCGACGAGGAGGACATCACCGTCCGCACCTCGATGGAAGCCACCATCGATCCCGGCACGGGCTCGCTCGTCCACCTGTTCCAGCAGAACATGATGGCCGTGCTGATGGAGGCTCAGCACGACATCGCCCTGAACTACGATCAGGCGGTGTCCGTCCTCCGTCACGCCCGCTGGGGCTCCCTGTCCGCCACCTGATCGGGGCGATGATCATGGGCCGCCGGAATGAGCCGGCGGCCCGCTGAGGTTCAGGATCAAGGACAGCGGACATGCTGGCGAACAACACCAAGCTCGACCTGCGCCACTACGAGGAGATGGCGCGCAAGAACCACCGCGGCCTCGTGCCGATGGTCTTCGCCGAGACCACCCTGCCGTACACCATCGGCGAGATCGCGGGCTTCAAGCCGGCCGCCGCGAAGAAGCTGCACGACGACGGCACCGCGGTCCCGCACGAGTCCGTCTACCGGTCCGGCTCGCTGCCGGAGAAGCAAGCGGGCTCCGGCCTGGTCGATGAGACCCAAGACGAGGCGCGTCGTAGCGCCGTCGAGATCCCGGCGGACGTGCTGGAGGCCCACGGCCTGAAGCGCATGGCGCTGGCCAAGAAGATCGCGGGTCGCGACCCCGCCACCTGGGAGGAAGCCGACGCGATCATCAAGGCCGAGCAGCAGCGCCGGGCCGCGATGGTCGAGCGCACCGGCGGCGGTGTGACCAGCGAGTCCGGCCTGCTGGGTCCGGTCGCGTGAGCGACGACGCGAAGGCCGGTCAGGGCGCCAGCAAGCCGGCCGACGTCCGGACCGGCCAGGCCGCTGCCGACGCCCTGCGCGACCGCGGGCCGAAGACGGTCCGCCGTCCGCCGAACAAGATGCTCAGCGGCGATGGGCGCCGCAGCTACGAGACCAAGTAGGCGCCCGTGGACCTGCAGCGCATCTCGGATCCTCTAACGCAGCAGCAGAAGCTCGCGGTCGTCTCGATCGACGCGCTGAAGCTGCATCAGCGTGTCGCCGAGGACGACGAGGATGTGCTGATCGGCGATCTCCTCGAGGCGGCCTACGACTACCTGTCCGGGCCGGAGGGTTGGCTGAACGGCCACTGCATCCTGGAGGAGAGCTTCGAGCTGTACGTCGACACCATCGGCACCCGGCTCGAGCTGCCGATTCGACGCTTCGCGGATGGTGACCTCGTCAGCGTCGAGCGCATCGACCTCGCGACCGGGCAGTACGAGGACCTCGATGCCGGGCTCTACACCGTGGTGCGCGAGGACGATTACGGCGTGATCGTCAGCCTGTCGGGGCTGGCGCTTGCGGAGCGCGAGCGGTTCTGGCGCGGGCTGGACTGGAACGCCCACGTGGCGCGTTGGACGTCTCCCCCAGCCCTCAAGCCGCGCCTCTACCGGATCCGGTTCGCTGCCGGGGCCAAGTCGGCCGCCCTCGTGCCGAGCCCGCTCAAGCAGGCGATCAAGATGATCGCGGGCTACTGGTACGAGAAGCGGGAATCGATCGAGAGCGACCCGCGCACGCAGGCGCTGCCAGAGAACCTGACCATCGGCATCGGTCGGTTGGCCGGGCGCTACCGCGTCGCTGCCGACCACAGCTGAGCATCGATATGGCAGCCGGGCCGCTCGATCAGCGCGCGCAGTTCATGCGCCGCACGGTCACGAAGGATGCAGACGGGCAGGTGGTGTCGGTCGGCGACTACGCGCCGATCTTCCACCGCTGGGCGAACTTCCGGCCTCTCACCGCTCGCGAGGCAGCACAGGGCGGCGCCGCGCAGAACGTGGCGAGCGGTGTGCTGACGATTCGAGACGGCCCGCAGGCCCGCACCATCGTCAACGGGGACCGGGTGCAGCTGCTCGGCCGCGACTTCAACATCGATGGTGTCGCCCTGCCGGATCGATCCACCGGCACGATCGCGCTGAACATCTCCTCGACGCTCGGGGGCGCGTAATGCCCGACCTCGGCGCCACGTTCGGATACCTCGGGCAGGGCCAGGCCGCCCTCGAACTGACCGGCGCGGCTCGAGGCTTCGACCAGCGTCCAGGTGTGCTGTCCGGCCTCCGCTTGGTCGACACCGTCTCCGGCATCATCGGGATCGACCGCATCTCCGGCCAACTGGCCAAATACGCCGTGAAGCTGGCGCTGAAGAGCGACCAGGCCTCCCTGCACGCCGCCCAGGAGATGGTCGAGCTGATGCGCTCCCGGGTGCCGCAGGATTCCGGCCTGCTGCTGAACGGGATCAGCTACCGGCATGAGGGCGGCTTCTACGTCGTCGGGGCTAGGGCGGACCGCGGTGGCTACGATTACGCTCTGGCGGTCGAGGCCGGCCACCATGCCGGCGGCACGCACGCGGACGGCGACTTCTTCGCGGACACGACGGGCAAGGGCGGAAGGCGGGTGCGCGAGTCGCACGAGACCGACGTTCCTGGGCAGCCCTTCTTCTATGGCTCGGTGCGCGAGGCGCTTTCGGACTGGAGCAGCGAGCTCGGTGCCAGCATCGGCAGCTCGGCGCGGGAGGAAGGCCTCTGATGGCGACCGCACCGTCCACCCCAGAGCTTGCCCTCCGGGACGCCATCCGGACGCTGCTGAAGGCCGACGCGGGCTTCGTGGCGATCGCCGGCAAGCAGATCTTCGACGAGGTGCCGTCGTCGCTTGGAGACGCGGCGGCGAAGGTGAAGCCGCCGTACGCCTACTTCGGACCGATGCGGCGGACCGGGTACGAAATCGGCTGTAGCGAGTCGTGGACGATCCAGGCGCGGCTCTATGCCGTGTCCACCGCCTTCAACCGTGATCAGGGCTGGCTACTCATCGATGCGATGGTGCGCGCCCTCAACCAGCTCGAGCAGCCCGATCTGCCGCTCGCCGAGCCCTACAGCCTGCGCACGCCCCTCGTGGTCGGCCAGGCCGGGGACGTGATCGACCCGCTCCAGGCGAAGTCGGTCTTCTTCGATCTCACCACCAGCATCGCCCGGCCTCTGCCGGGACAGGAGGACTGACCATGGCAGAGCCCGCACTGCTCCCCGGCAACCGATTCCGCGCCTATCGCGGCGTGGGCGCCGCCGCCAAATTCGTGTGCTTGGCGACCGCGATCACCCTCACGCAGACCAATGCGTTCGAGGATGCCACCGTCGCCGATTGCGACAACCCGCTGGCCATTCCGGACCGGAAGAGCATCAAGACCTCGAAGTCGTGGGGCGGCCGTTTCGCCGGGTCCATGGCGTCCGATCACCTGGCCGAGTTCCAGGCCGATGCCGACAGCGACGATCCGGTCCCCTACGAGTTTCGCGTCGACCCGAAGGACGCGACAGACGCCGGCAAATGGGTCGGCGACGTGTTCGTCGAGAGCTTCGAGGTCACGAAGACCAACAACGGCATCGTGAGCTTCACCGTGCAGTTCCGCGGCGATGGCCCGCTGGCCTGGGTCGCAGGTGCCAGCACGTGAGCGTGGCGGACGCATTCCGCCAGGCTCAGCTCATCGTGAAGCGTGATCGCTCACGCATCATCGAAGCCGCCATGGCCGGCCGCCGAGCCTGTGCAGCCCTCGAAGAAGGGGACATGCAGAAGTCGGAAGTGCAGCTTGCGTGGATGGTTCAGCTGATCCGCGAGGAGCTTGCGGCTCAAGACGCGGCGAGAGTGGAGGCTCCTACTTCATGAGCGAGGCGGACACCTCCCGCACCCTCGTCACGGCGGCGTTCGCCGGCCGGGGGTGCCGGTTCCAGCTGCGGCTCGGCGAGATGGCCGAACTGGAGCGGCTGTGCGGCGCCGGCATCGGCGCGATCTTCATGCGGCTCGGCACGCACCAGTTCAGCCACCGGGACGTCTGGGACACCATCCGCCTCGGCCTCGAAGGCGGTGGCATGAGCGGTATCGCGGCTTCGGCCCTGGTGGTGCGCTACCAGAACGAGCCGCTGATGGAGTACCTGCCACTCGCCGGTCAGATCGTGGCCGCGGCGGTCAACGGCGTTCCCAAGGGAAAAGCCGAGACCGAGGGGGAGAGCCAAGCCGACCCGGCGACCTCTCGGTCTTCATCGGAGCCGGGGCGGTCGCGGGCTTCTCGCCGGAAGAGGTGAAGCGGATGACGCTGGCCGAATGGCACGTCGTCATCGAGGCCTTCATCGCCGCCAACAGCCCGCCGGAAGAGGGCACCAGCGAGGACGAGTTCCTCGCGGTGCTAGCCGAAGAGATGGCGGCAGGCCGCGCCTGACCGCTCATCGATAGCAGGAACGCCGACTTGGCCGAACCGCTCGTCATATCGTTTGCCGCGGACACCTCGCGCGCTCAGAGCGCGATGGCGACGCTGGCGTCGCAGATCGTGGGCAACATGACTTCGATCGGCGTCGCCATGTCCGGCGGCGCGGCGAACGCGAACTCGTTCAGCGGCAGCCTGTCCGGCCTGGCGAGCAACATCCAGCGCGCGGCCTCGGCCGTGGGCCAGGACGTCCGGAACATCTCGACGGCCACGGCCAACGCCGCGACAGCGGACAAGGCGACGCTGGAGGGTGTCGTCCGCGCCTTCACCGGTGCGGCCGCCGCCTCAACCACGGCCGGCACAGCGGTGCGGTCCGGCCTCACGGCTACCACCAGCACGATCACCGGCGTTGCGGCCCAGATCCCCTCGCTGAACACCCTCTTGGCGGTGTTCCTCGGGTTCGAGGCCGCGAAGCTCGTCTTCGACAGCGTGTCCGCTTCGATCGAGGCGGCGCGTAAGCACATCGCCGAGTACGTCCAGATCGGGAAGGATGCGGAGAAGGTCGGCGTCGGCACCGATTTCTTCCAGCGCGCCACGCTCGGCGCGGACAAGTTCGGCCTGAAGGTCGAGCAGGTGGTCGCTGCGCTTCAGCACGCCCGCGACGCCAGCGAGATCAAGATCGGCGAAGGCAAGGACGGCACGAACACGTCGGCGATCGACGGCCGCCTGCAGCAGAACGTCCGGGCCGGCAACCTCTCGGCGGGAGACAAGGCCGCCTTCGACAACGCGAACGGCCAAGAGGCCAAGATCCGGGTCATGCTCGACCTGATCGAGAAGCTCCGGGCCAGCTCGCGCGATGTCGCGGCGTTCGACCTCGCCGGCAAGTTCTTCGGGCCGGACTTCGAGCGCCAGCTGCGCAGCGGCGTCGACCTCACCAACCAGCTGCGCGACACGTTGAACAGCACCTCGACCACGGTGGCGGGCGTGCGCATCGTCGGCGCCGACGAGGTCGAGCGCGCCAATCAGCTCGACGCCAAGGCGAAGGACATCGCCGACACGTTCGCGAACGCCCTGGCGCCGATCCAGCGCGATATCTCGAACGCGGTGCTGGACACCTACAGCGCGTTCCTGAGCGTCGAGGCGGTGATCGCCCGCGTGGTTCAGATCGCGGTCAACCTCTACCAGACCATCAGCGGTGTCGTCGGGCAGGTGCGGGACCTGGTCGGCTCGATCCCGGGCATCGGCAAGATCATCACCGCCGGCAACCCGATCACCTTCCTCCAGGAAGTTGGCCGCGCCACGGGCGTGATCGACCCCGAGGTGCAGGGGCCGCCGGCGCCGCTGAACGTCAAGGTGCGCCCGAAGGGGCCGGACCGGTCCGCCGTTCTGCCGTCGCTGCACACGCCGAAGGGTCGAGGCGGCGGGTCCGAGAGCGAGAGCCTCGACGCGATCGAGACGCTGATCAATCAGTTGGAGAAGGCCCGGGACACCGCGAAGGCCGAGCTCGACAACGTCGGCAAGACCAACGTCGAGCGTGAGAAGGCGATCGCGCTGGCCAAGGCCGAGGCGGCTGCCCGGGAAGAGGTCAAGAAGGGCAACCGCACGGATCCAGCTCTGGACGACGACGAGCGCACCAGGGTGCTCGCCGCGGCCGAGGCGATGCAAAAGTACAAGGACGCCACCGACAACGCGCAGCAGGCGTTGCGGCAGAGCGCCGAGGCGGCCCGCTTCTTCGCGCAGTCGGCCTCCGACGGCCTGGCCGACGCCATCATCAACGGCAAGTCGTTCGGCTCGGTGCTGACCGACATCACCAAACAGCTGGAGCGCTCCGTTCTCACGGGTCTGCTCACCGGCACCGGGCCGCTCGCTGGGCTGCTCGGTACGGCGCCAGCCGCCAGCCTCGGGAGCAATGCGACGGGCGGCCTCCTCGGCAACCTGTTCGGCGGGCTGACCAAAAGCGGCGGCGCCTCTGCCGGGTCCCCGCTCCCTGGCGCCCAGGGCCCGAGCCTGCCGACTGGCGGACTGTTCGACATCTTCGGAAGCATCTTCCGCGCGAACGGCGGCCCAGTCTCGGCCGGCCAGCCCGTCACCGTCGGCGAGATGGGCCGCGAGCTGTTCGTCCCGAACGCGGACGGGAAGGTCATGCCGATCATGGGCGGCGCCGCCGGCGCAGGCCCGCAGTCGATCGACCAGAGTCGTTCGTACAACATCGACGCGCGGGGGGCACAGGTGGGCGTAGCGGATCAGATCACGGCTCGCCTCGCCGCTTACGACCAAGGGCTGAACCGGAGCCTCGCGGCACGCACCGCGGTGGCGAACCGGCGTTACAGCACCGGCCGCTGATCCGTGGGCATCTTCGACGCTGCCGGCGCCGCCGCTCTCCGGGGCGATGCGATCACAGCCGAGATCCTGGCCTTCTTCGATTTCGCCTCCGCGCCTCAGCGGGTGCACGCCGGATACGGGACGCTTCGAGCCGGCGGCTTCGACTGGCAGGGTATGGGCGGCCTCGGCTCGGTCTCGGACATCGAGAGCGCGGTCGGGGGCATCGCCCCCCTGGTGACCTTCACCCTGTCAGGCGTTGGGCCCGAGATTGCCAACGACGTCGTGAACGCGAAGACCGAGGTGAAGGGCCGGGACTGCTTCGTCTACCTGCAGCTCTACGACTCGGATCTGACGCCGCTCGGCGGGCTCTACACTCTCTATCGCGGGGTGATGGACCGGCTGATCCATACCGCCAGCGGGCCTGACATCTGGACCGCGCAGCTCACGGCCGAGACCCGGTTCTCGCGCCGCGGCCTGCCGCCTTTCGGCAACCTCACCGACCGGGACCAGCAAGCCCGCTACCCGGGCGATGCCGGCCTGTTCGATATCGCGGCTATGATCAACCGGAGGCGCCCGTGGAACCCAGAGATCCCGGAGGACGAGACTTGAGCGCGTTCCTACGCGCGATGGGGCGGGCGACCTTCGTCTGGGGCACGTGCGATTGCTCGCTCGTCATGGCGGATTGGTGCCGGAAGGTGCGCGGCGTCGACCCGGCAGCCAGCCTGCGCGGCCGCTACAGCACGGCGCGCGGCGCGGTGCGGCATGTCCGGCGGCTTGGCGGGTTCGAGACGATGGCGCGCTCGCTCATGGCCGGCTGCGGCTTCGAGACGACCGGGGCGCCCCGGCCCGGCGACGTCGGCCTGGTTCAGCATCCCGCTGTTGGCCCTGTGTTCGCGATCCGCTGTGCGCTCGGCTGGGCCGTGAAGAGCCCCGAGGGCGTGGCGGTCAACGACTATCCCACCGTCGTGGCCTGGAGCGTTTGATGCCGGCCGCGATCGGCGCCGCCGTCATCGGAGAGCTTGCTCTCGGCGCGACCGCAGAATTGATCGTGGGTTACGCCGTGCTGAGCGTGGGCGTCTATGGCGTCAACTACGCCGCGCAGGCGCTGTTCGGCGGGGAAAAGCGCGCCGATGCGCAGGTCACGGTTCGCCAAGCCGTAGCGCCGCGCCGCCGCGTCCTCGGGCAAGCGCTGGTCGGCGGCGTGATCTTCGTTCTCGAAACGGAGGAGTACGAGAGCGCCGACGACGACAAGGCGAAGATCCTCTACCGCGGCGCGGTTCATTGCGTCGGGCCAGTCAACATCCTCCAGTATTTCTTCGGCGACATCAAAACCAGCCTCGGCTCAGGGGCCGGGGGCATGGTTCCCGACAGCGTCTATCAGGGCAAGGTCGTGATCGAGGGGCACGGGGGCACTGAGGATCAGGCCGCGTCCGCTTCCCTGCTCAAGTTGCCATACTGGAACGACAGCATGCAGCTAAAGGGGCTGTGCTACTCGGTGGTGGTGGCCACTCCCCTGAAGAAGGGTAGCCAGATTTTCCCCGAAGGCGCGCCGGACGTCCGGCTGCTGGTGGCGGGTGCCCCGTCCTACGACCCCCGGACCGGTGGTTACGCCTACACTGACAACGCCGCGATCCTGCTCCTCGACTACCTAACGCACGAGAGTGGCTACGGCCTCGATCTCTCGGAGATCAGCCTTCAGAGCTTCATCGACCTCGCGAACGTCTGCGATCAGCCCGTGGCGCTGATCGAGCCGGATTCGAACGGAGCCACAGTCGAGCCACGTTATCGATCCTGGGGCAGCTACGACTATTCCGAGCAGCGCGCTGACGTGCTCGGCCGCATGCTCGCGGCGTGCGACGGCGAGCTCTACCAGGACGGCGACGGGCTGGTGGCGGTGCGCGGCGGCCGCTGGCAGGAGCCGACCTTCACCATCGACGAGAGCATGATCCAGGGCTGGGATCAGCTCGAGGAGGGTGATGAGGCGTACAACACCTTCACCCGGGTCAAGCACACCTACACCTCGCCCTGGCACGACTATCAGCCGACCGAGGGCGACCCATGGGACGATCTGACGGCTCAGGCCGTTCAGGGCGTGATCGAGACCGAGAAGAGCTTCATCCGGGCACCGTCGCACAGCCAGTCCCGGCGGCTGGCCAAGATCGCCATGGCCAAGGGCAACCCGCGGTTTCGGCTCACCGGCCTTCGGCTCTCGCCCGCCGGGCTGCCGGCCTACGGTGAGCCGACCGTCCGCCTCGTGCTACCGTCGTTCGGCATCGACACGACGTTCGCGATCATGCGCGGCACGCTGGCGATGGCGGGCAGCGCGCTCACCAACGTGAAACTCGACCTCATCAGCCTCGACGCCTCCGCCTACGCCTGGAGCCCGGCCGAGGAAGGCCAGCGACCGCTGCTGCCCGACACCTACAACTGAGGCCGGAATGGCTGATGTGCTGCCCTGGCCGAGCGTCCTCGTGCCGACTTCCGAAGATTGGTCTCTGCGCGGGGGCACCCGCTCCGGCGGTCAGACCTTCGAGGGGAACGAGCAGATCGTCGCGTCGCCGACGGCACGATGGAAGGCGAGCCTGACCATCCCGTGCATGCGGCGCGAGCAGACCCTGGCCATGCGTCAGGTCGTTGCCTTGGGTCGCACGCAGCCTTGGTTGGTCGGGCCCGTGGAGACCACCCGTGCGCCCTGGAACATCGACATGATCGGCGGGAAGATCACCTACGGCCGGGGCGAAAAGGACGGCGGCGACTTCGAGGCCGGCGAGGACACGTCGTCCGTGCTGAAGTTCAGGCTCTCCGGCGCTGCCGAGATGAACGCGACAAGCATCGCGGTCGAACGGGTCAAGGGCGGCGCGCTGGAACCCGGGATGGTCCTCTCGATCTACGGCCGGATGCACACGATCACGGCGATCCCGAGCGGAGATCCCAACACGCTCGGTCTGCAAGCCGCCCCTGGCGTCATCGGCGTTCAGATCCGGCCTTGGCTCCGCTCCGACTACGAGGATGGTGCTGTGATCGAGTTCGGCCGCCCACTCTGCCAGATGCGCCTCGCCTCCGACGATACCGGGGCCATGGAGCTTCAGCTCTCCCGCTACGGCACCGTGACGCTCGACCTCGTCGAAGCGTTCTGAACCACCCTCGCACATTTACTGAGGTTAGCATGGCAACTCCGAGGCCCGTTCCGGGCAACCCGGTCGCGACCTATGCCAGCATCATGGCCTTGTGCGATGCTGTGGATGCTGTGCTCGGGCAGTTCGCGGATATCACCGCGGGGTTTAACCAGCTCACGGAATATGCAACCGGGCGCGACCAGCAGCTGCAAGATGGCATCAATGGTGCCGTCGCCAATATCGCGCAACTCCAGACCGTTCTTCAAAACCGCATCGCCTCGACCCAAGCATATGCTTCATCGGTCAATCAGGCGCTCCTGGAGACGGCGAACAATCTCGGCAGGGTTGCCAGCGAGACCAGCGACAGCATCGTCGATATCCGATCGGATGTCAGTGCGATCAAGGACTTCGTCGACACCGCACGCACGGCGCTTGCGGACGCGCAGGCAGCGATCAAGCTCAAGGCGGATGCCGCCGAATTCAACGGGATCCTCACGGCCCGCCGTCTGGAACTCATGGGCACGGTCGGCAGACCCGGCGATGCGCCGCTGCGCTACACGGTCGTGGAAGGCTTTCTCGCTCTCGGCGGCGCACGAACCGCGCTGCCACTGATCCCGGACAGCATGCTACAGGCTGCGGATCAGGGCCCGATCGTGCGGCTCCCGGGCGGGGTCGTTCTGGCCGCTCGCGAGATCTTCGCCATCGAGATCGCCCGGGTCGGCCGGGCGCGCTTTGCCGTCCAGCGCCGCGTCGATCCCGTCGACCCCTCCGGCGACGCCGTCACCTGCGCGATCGTGTGGCTGGATCAGCGGCTCAACGTCATCCGGAGCAAGCTGGGATACACCATCGTCCGGCAGTTCGATGATTTGCGCATCGTGGACGGCAGGCAGGCCGTCGAGGCGCTGTTTTCCCGGGACGGCAAGTCGGTGCCTGGATCGATCAACGCCCCGTCGAATGCCCGCTTCGCCGTGCCGGCGGTCTTCACCTACGGACCGGATGGCGTCACCGACGTCGAGGTGCTCGGCGCCGACGATGTGACCAGCGCCACGGTGCTTGCCCCGGAGACGCAGGACACCGTCCAGCGCGTCAACGCGATCGAGAGCAAGGGATACGACGCCCGGATCGAGATCCTCGAGCAGAGCGTCGGCACGCCCAACACGATGACCTATCCCAGCCGTGCGGCCGCGGCCGCGGCGACTGTCCCTGCCAACATCCAGGCGCTCACCGTCCTCGGGACGGTACAATCAGGCGATGGTGGCGACGGGCTATTTCTGCGCTCGGTTGGGGCGCTCGGTGACGGCGAAGACGGCTTTGTCGATCAGGGCGGCGCTCTCTTCCGCCGCGTGACGATGAGCCAGGAGGTCTTCGACAACTACATGGCGCCGGCCTTCTTGCGCTGGGCCAACAGTCTGCCGCGCACGGAGCAGACCGACAGACCCTATCTCGCCGACGGCTTCTTGGTGGTGCCGCGATGATCGCCGCGCAGGATCCTCTCCCGCTGGTCTACCGCAAGGGGGCGACGCCGCTTCCCTTCGGCGTGCAGCTCGAAGGCCAGGACATCATCAGCCTGGAGATCAAGCGCATCCCGCAGCCCGGGCAGGTGGTGACCGTCACGGTAGAGTGGCCGGCACCGACGGGTACGGTCTCCCGCACGACGGCGGATGGCGGCGGCCTCACCCACGATCTGCGCCTCGACGTGATCTTCTGCCCGGTCCTGCCGGCGGAGCTCGACGCCTGCCCGGCGGGCGCAGTCGTCCCCTATCACGTCTCCGTCACGGACGCTGACGGGGTGATCACGCCGTATCTCGACGGCTTCCTCCAGATCCAGGGCTGAGCGGATGTCGGATGCGCTGATCACCTTGCCCAGCGGCGACCTCGCGGCGCAGCAGCGGCGGCTTACTCCGTGGGTCGTGCGCGTCGTCGCCCCCTTCTCCACCGGCACTGTCCTGGAGGCGCTGCGCGAGATCCGGGGCAATGTCGCCGTCGAGCGGAACACCCTGGAGGGGCTGAGCACCGCCATCGACACGGTCAACACGCGCATCGACGGCGTGGTCGACGACGTGTTCCTCGACACCCTGATCTACGGCTGAAGGTGCACCGATGAAGAAGCCCCTCACCGGCGTCATCTTCGCGCCGTCCCAGAACCGCCTCGACTTCTCGCAATCGAGCGTCGGCGCCGCCTTCCGACTCGAATACCTGCTCGCGGTCATCAACGTCGACAAGCGGACGCCGCTTTATGCCGTGAAGGGCGATGGGCTGGGGTTCACCGCCTTCGCCGACGGCGTGCTGACCCTGGAAGCTTTCACCGGTGGCATGAGCTCGACCGATCGGCTCGCCTTCTTTTACGAGGATGGGACGCAGCCGCTCCCGCCCGGCGCCGCGCAGGATGGCACAGACGCGACGGGCGTCGCACCTCCTGATGGCGCGGTCGGCATCCGAGGGTGGCTTTCGGGGATCTACGCACGCCTCGGCGGAAGCCTGAGCGTTATCCCATCGGGCAGCATCAATACCACCGACGTGCAGGGGAATGCGATCGCTGGGGCTGCTGCCACGCCGCTTGAGGCGGATCCAGATCGCCGCTTCCTGATGGTCACCAACACGGGTGCCAACCCGATGGCCTACCGCTTTGGCGGAGCCGCTGACGCCCTGACCGGCCATATCCTGGCCCCCGGTGAGTCCGAGCGCTTCGACGATAAGTGCCCGACCGGGGCGCTGAGCGTCTTCTCGACCGCCGGCACGAGCTTCTTTGTGACCACCGGCTGATCGCCCGACCCTCACCTTCTCACCATTGGACCGATTCCATGCGCAAGATCATCCTGGCGCTGATGGCGCTTGCCTGCTTGGTTGCGCCCGCGTTGGCGCAGCAGCAGCCCACCTACACCGTCGACCAGGGTAAGGCGGGCTCGGCGCCTTGGCCCGTCACCTGGGTGCCCGGTGCGGCCGTGGGCGCGGATCTGCGTATCGGCGGCGCTGCCGTCACATCCACCAACCCTGTGTTCGTGCAGCCGGTCGGTGGAAACACCGTGGCCGTGAAGACGGACGGCTCCGGGGTGACGCAGCCGATCTCTGCCGCGACTCTCCCGCTGCCTTCGGATGCCTCGACGGCCACCAACCAGGGGACCGCCAACACCATCCTCGCCCTGATCGAGGGCAAGACGCCCGTGATCGGCAGCCAGCCGAAGGCGGCGTCGCGCTCCGTGACGCCGGCCCTGGACCTCGCCAACATCGAGCCGGCCGGCGCTCCGATCACCGGCACGAGCATGCCCGCGGGCGGCACCGGCATCACGGGATGGCTCTCGTCGATCTACCAGGGGATCGTCGGCCGCCAGCTCTATCAGGTTACCTACTCGGCGAATCTGGCCGCCAGTGGCTACCTCGGAGAGGCCACGTTCGTGAACCTTGGGGCGAGCCCCAGCGCGTACACCTACGTGAACTGGGCGTTCTATTCGGCCCAAGACGGCACCTACACCGTGCAGGTGTCCAACGCGGATCAGTCGATCGCCTTCGTGATCGCGACCGGCACTTACACCGCCGGCGAGCTTGTGACCGGCCGCTCCTACGCCGTGCCGATCACCGCGACGGGCACGCGCTACCGCGCCTTCCTGCAGAACGGTAGCGTGGCCTCGATGAACGCCTTCGCTTCGGTCGCACTGTCAGCGAACTGACCGCCCGCCGCGCCCAGCCTATCAGGACACGCCCATGCATCGTCTCGACCGCGCCGTTGCTGCTGCCAGCGCCGCCCTTCTCGCTGTCGCTCCGGTGCACGCGGATTACGTGCCGAACCTGCGCTCGCCGGCGATGGATGCGCCGCCGGTCAACGACGTCATCCTCAATGGGCTCGGACCCAACACGATCAAGCGCGCCCTCTCGGGTGTCCTCGCCGACTTCCCGATCTACGCGCAGTGGTACGGGGCCAAGTGCGACGGCAGCAGTGATGACCGAGCCGCGTATCAGAAGGCGTTCGACGTCGCTAAGATCAGCGGACGTCCGGTGCACATCGGCGGCAAGGACCTGTGTGTCATCGGCGGGAGCCTCAAGGTCTCCGGCCGTCAGACGATGCAGGGCGACGGCCAGTCCAAGTCCATCCTCGTCGGCGCCTTCAACGGCCCGATCTTCATCTGGGATACCAACGGGCCCGGCGGTGTCGCTGACCAGGCGGAAGTCGGGAACTCCCTCATCACCGGCTTCACGCTGCGGGGGCAGTTCGCCCCCAGCGCGGACTACAGTGCCTCGCGCGGCTTCGTGTTCGGAGGCGGGAACAAGAACTTCTTTCAGTACAACCACTTCAGCGGCCTGACCTTCGAGAGTCTGTATGCTGCTTTCGATATCCAGAAGGATACGCGCCAGACCGAGTTCGGCGCCGAGAGCAACGCGGCTTGGCTCACCTTCAACGACATCACCATCCGCTCGGGGTCGCGGGATGCGATCTATGGCTGGCTCTGGAACTTCGGCTCGGGCACGGGCACCACGTACAGCAACATCAAGACCGCCTTCACCACACCCGATGCGGCGGTCTTCTACTACAAGGCCGGCGTGGTCGGTGACATCGTCATCAACGGCGGCCACTTCGGCGGAAACGGCTCGCGGCTGATCAAGGTCGACGCCGTCACGAGCTACCGCAACAACATCCTCGTCTCGGGCTCGCAGCTCGACGCGGGCATGAACGTGCCGTTCGACTTCGCGCCCAACGCCCCGGCCTTCGCGCGGATCTCGTTCACCGGCAACAATATCGGTGGCGGCGTGGAGATGAAATACCCGCCGGTCTCCAGCAGCCTGATCGACGACCAGCTCGCGGACCAGCGGCGGGCGGGCAAGGTACTGGTCCCGGGGCAAATTGCGGCCACCGGTCAGCAGACGAAGTCACTGTTCACCGTCACCCTCGACGGCCTGAACCCCTACACTGGCACGTCGTGCACGGTCGTAGTCTCCGGCCTCGTCGCTGGCTTGGCTGGCGGCGTGACGGAGACGACCTTCCTGATCGGTCGTAACGGCGGCGGCGCACCGAACGCGGTGGTTGTCGGGTCTCCGGCCAGTACCGTTGCTCTACCGCAGTTCTTCTCGATCACAGCGACGCCCATTGCCGGCACCGGAGACGTGACGATCAGCACCAACTTCGTGCCGTCAGCCGCGGGTTCGCAACTCGACGCGCAGATCCGCTGCATGGGCGGCACGTACAGCGTCACCCGGCTCTGAGCCGCAGAGACTTCACCATCCCTGAAATCGTGAGGACGACATGACCGTGGCTGAAATCCAGCGCGCTCTCTTGGCGCGCGGGTACGACCTGGGCAAAGCCGGCGCAGACGGCGACGCGGGCCCGAAGACGATCGCGGCGCTGACCGCATTCCAGAAGGCGGCCGGCCTGCACGCGGACGGCATCGCCGGCCCGCTAACCGTGAGGGCACTCGGCACGGCCGACGTGACTCAGCAGAAGGCTGAGCCGGCCATGCCGTCGTGGCTGGCGCTGGCCAGCCATGAGCAAGGCACCCACGAGGGTGTCGGCAAGGCGAACAACCCGAAGGTGGTGGCCTACTTCAAGGACGCTGGCTTCGCTGGCATCAAGGACGACGCGACATCCTGGTGTGCAGCCTTCGTCGGCGCCATGCTCGAACGATCCGGTCACACGCCGTCCGGCAGCCTTGCCGCCCGATCCTACGAGGGATGGGGCGTCGGTCTGAAGGAGCCCGTGCTGGGCTGTGTCGCCACCAAGAAGCGCGGCAACTCCTCTTGGCAGGGGCACGTCTTCTTCATCGTCGGGGCGGACAAGACGCACGTCTACGGCCTGGGCGGCAACCAGGCGGACGCGGTGAACGTGGCCACCTTCAAGCGCTCCGAGATCACCTCGTTCCGGTGGCCGGCCGACATGCCGCTGCCAACCGCCTCGAAGCTGCCGACCACAGTGGCGGGCGCCAAGGCCGGTGTCAGCGAGGCGTGATGAGCAACTACGTCATCTTCTTCATCCTGGCGTTCCCGGCAATGAGTATCGCCGGCATCTTCTTGGGCGGCATGATCGAGGGCATCGTGTTCGGCCGAGATAAGGCTCAGTCCTCTGTCGGACGTCTGAACGGGCGTCGCTAGCGCGCCCTGATCCAAGTCCCGCGGATCCCGCGATAGTTCGACCCGAGCCGGCCGGGCCAGCCGCGCAACCCCTGACATCGAGATCCGACATGAACCGCATCATTCTCGCGGCGCTGGCGCTTGCCTGCGTCTGTTCTCCAGTCCTGGCCCAGACCGCGGCCACCGTCGCTCAGCCGGCGACGGACACTGCCATCGTGACTGTGCCGCTCGGCACCTGGATCGCCTCCTACGCCTCGGCCGCCGTCGAGATCGTCACCGCCCTCGTCATGGCGGCCGTCACCTGGGGTCTGCGCAAGCTCCCCGCCAGCATCGGCGCGATCGTGAAGGGCCTCATCACCCAGCAGCTCGTCGAGAAGGCGATCAGCTTCGGCGTAAACACGGTGGCGGGCGCGGCCAAGGACAAGGCGCTCACCTTCGACGTCGGCAACGCGGTGCTGGCCAACGCCCTGAACTACGTCGTCGAGCACACCCCCGGCTGGCTGCTGTCGTGGACCGGTGGCGTGAATGCGATCCGTGACCACATCATCGCGCTCCTGCCGGTAGAGGATGGTGCGTCACTGGCCACATCGACCCCGACGGCGGCGGGCCCGACCACCACTGCGCCGGTCGCGGCCGGCTGATGTTCAGCCTCTCAGCCCTGCTGAGCGCACTGCTCGGCCTCCTCGCGAGGACGTTCTCGGACGCCATCGTGAAGGAGGTCGACAGCCTGCGGCACGACCAGGATCAGCGCGACCTCGGCGCGGCGGCACAGGCGAACGCCTCGACCGCCGCTGCCGAGGCGCAGGAGGCCAAGGCCCTGGCCGCTGGTGACGCAGCGGTCGACGGCCTCGACAATCCCGCAGATCTCCTCCCGGAGGCGACCTCGTGACCTGCATCGGCTTCGCCCTCGGGCTCGCCATCCTGCACTGCGACCTCGATGCGTCGGCGTTGCCGGCCGCCCGGCTGTGCGCGGTGATGACCTCGCCTGTGCAGTACGCGCGCACGGATGATCCGAGAACCCGGCGGCGGCTGCGTTCGATCAACGCGATCTGGCGGGCGACGTGCGCGGATCGCTCCTCGCGCTGATCTGAACCGCCGTCGCCGGGCCAATGGCGATGCAGCGAGAGGCCGACTGTCAGCCTGGCAGCGTCATCAGCCGGCCTCTCTGACCACCACCAACGCGAAAGGACCGCGCTAGCGATGGCTGAGCCCTTCCTGTGTCAAATCACCTGCCAACCGCAAGCCTGACGGATGGAACGCATCTTCACAGCCGCAGCCGATGTGCCGACTGGTATCCCGACTGGTTTGCCTCCCGGCGTCGCGGAGGCGGCGGCAAAACTCGCCAGCTCCGACAGCATCTTTGGGCCAATCGTTGTGCTGCTGGGGTTCGCCATCGCAGCGATGTGGTGGGAGATGCGGCGACAAAAAATGAAGGCTGAAACCGATCGAGAGGCGTCCCAAAAGGCTCACGACGAAGACCGGGACGAGTGGCAGCGTCAGTTGCAGGCGGAGCGGGACAAGCGCGTGGATGAGCTTCGCAACGTCATCACAGCACTGAACAACTCGACCGCCACCATGAGCGTGTTCGCTCAGACCCAGGCGGATCGGACCTCCACCCTCCAGGAACTCGCTAATAAGCAGGATCGCGTGTCGCTCGTGGCCAGCAACAATGCACAGATGCTGGATCGAAACCTGGCCGAATATCGGTCTGGCATCGAGCAGCTATCGACTCTGGTGCGTAATCTCCTTGGAGGCCAGCGCGCGTCTAACAACGGGGGCGGCTGATGGGGATCCGCGCCATGCTGAACGCATTCTGGGACCACGATACAGCGCACCGCCCCGAACGACCGAAACTGCGTCCGAACGATGCCAGCCTGAAGGCTGAGGCGGATCTATCTGCGAACCGAACGAAGGCTATGGAGGCCAATAATCGCGCGTCCATGGGCGTTGTACTTGATGCGACACGGGCAATGGCAACCGAAGCCCGCATCCGCTTGATGCTCGGCGGCATGATCGGCGAGACCGACAGAGGCAAGGTTCACGATGATCGGCATTAAACGCTTTTTGTCCAACCGGCTGACGTGGCTATCAGCCGGATACATCGTCGTGTTCTGTTCTGTCGCTCACTACACCCAGACCACGACGCTGGCGGAAGGCGCCAGAACGTCGGTGGTCGCGCTCGCGTTCATGGGCCTCATCGTCTACTCAAGCGTCGCTGTCCGTGCCTATCAGGCCGATCGCTGGCCCAACCCGCCGCTGCTGGCGGCTTTGGCCAACTGCCTGATCATGGCTGGGCTGGGCTTCGGCGGGCTGTTCCAGCTTCTTTGGCGGTTCTCAGACTTCGATCGCGAGCTCGTCGAAAACGCGGTCTATTCGTTCTTCGTGACGCTGATCGCGGCCGGCATCTTCATCCTGATCACGACGCCCAATCTGTTCGGCCGAGATGTGCCGACTTGGTCGCAGATCCGGCTCGGGCTGGCGTGGTTCATTGTGGTCGCGGTGATCCTGGGCCTGACCTATGCGTCACCAGACCTGCGCTGGCTTGCTGACGCGCTGAAGCCATTCCTGACAGGGTCGTGGCTGAGAGGGTGGTGCTAGCCGGCGCTCTTACCGCCGCCCCAGCCACCACGCGGTCCCGTACCAGCCGACTCCAGCTGCAGAGGTCCCGAGCCAGAACACGAGGATCTGAGCTGTTGACATCGCTGTCTCTCTACCCAACCGCCCGGCTCACGCCGCGGCGGTTTTTTCGTTTCAGCGCCCGCCACCGCCGGACAAGCTTGAGTCCACGCTCCCCGAGAGTTGGCCCGGCGTGCCTAGCTGCGTTCCGTTCGGGGCGGTGTCCAAGCTTGCATCTGGCGAGACGAGCCCACCCGGCGCTGGATTGAACGGCAGCACGGGCTCAAAAGCCTGTTTCCCGCCTGCCAACGGGGTAACAACGCGGTCCTGCCGGATTTGGGTCTCGCATAGCCCTTGGCAGATCGGAACCATCAAATCGGTCTGTTGGCAGATCGGCCTCATAACGCCCTGGACGCACGTGCACCGGCATAGCGCCGAGGCCGGAGCCGGCAGGAGCAGGATGGAAGCAGCGAGCAAAAGCGAGCGCATGACGACCTGGCCCAGTGCCCGTGAAGGGCGAGGGGACTGGATAGCACACCAGGCGCCATCTCACCCACCTCTGAGGAAATTCCGCGCTTCGGTGGGTTGGTGGTGCCTCGCTTATCGGTATGGTAGCCAGCCGGAGTGCCCGTCGTCAGACCCGCACCTCTCGCTCCAAGGACTGGATACATGAGCCAGAATAGCGCCGAAGCGTCCGAAGAACTCCAAAGCTTCAAGGACGCGAAGCTATGGGATGGCGGGTTCATGGACTGTGATCCGCTCAACCCATTGGGCTGGAGCAGCTATACGACGAACGGATTTGTCTCGATTTACCATGCTTTGATGTGGGCTGCTATCAAGCCGTACATGCCCCCAGGCGCGAGAGTCCTTGAGATCGGCCCTGGGCACGGAGCTTGGACGCGCGCGCTGCTTGAGTGCGGCGCTGAAACAGTCGTAGCGCTCGACGTGCAGACGAGGGAGTTCAACAACATCGACGCATGGGTGCGTGAGCATGCGCATAAGCTTCAGTATTACGTGGTCGAAGACATGAGCTGCTCGATGGTGGCGGACCAGTCCATAGACTTCATGTGGTCCGGCGGTGCGTTCGTGCATATGTCCGAGGACATACAGACCGCGTACATTACTAACATGTTCAAGAAGATGAAGTCTGGCGCTCACGGCTTCATTCAATATGCCGACATGGATATCTGGAACAACGTGGTTACAAACGAAAACCTGATGATCCATTCCGTTCTATCGCGAGCGATCGGTGGGAACGCCGGAGACACCGCAAAAGCTCTCTTGGATGACAAGGAAGCAATCAAGTCGCGCGCGGTTGTGCCAGAGGTAGTTCGCACGTGGAACGTCGTTGCTCCCGGCCGCTATTATTACGTCGGGCGGCAGTTCATGGGCGATGCCGTTGCGAAGGCCGGTTTCAAAGTCATCGACACGGCTTTCCTGCCCAGCCTGCGTGATCCGGTCGTCCATTTCCAGAAGCCGTAGTTCAGCATCGCGGTTGGAGAGGCAATAAACAGGGCCGTCGTTCTAGAACATCGCCTGAGAACAGTGCACATGCCAGACACGAAACACGCCCTGTTTGTTAGAACCTACCATAAGGACGCGGAGCGCCTGCACTACTGCCTCGCGTCCATAATGCGGTTCTGCGAGGGGTTTTCCGAAACTGTCGTCGTCTGCCCACCGTCTTCTGCCGAGGTGATCTCGCGCGTGGTGGCCAACTTTCCGGGCGTGATACACAAAATCACCAGAGAGTACGAAAGGGACTATCTCGGACAGCAGCGGGACAAGCTCAGGGCCTACGAATTTACGAACGCTGACTACATTCATCACGTCGACAGCGATTGCGTGTTCAATAAGAAATACGAGCCGCATTCGTTGTTCCGCGGTAGCATGCCGCTCCTATATCATCGCGAGTATGACTTCTTTTACAGAAACCGAATGTTGACACCCTGGCAACTTTTCACGTCAAGGGCCGCGCTGCGACAAGTCGATTTGGAATTCATGGCGATGCTACCGCTGATATATCCGCGAGAGCTTTGCCTGATGCTGAATTTGTGGCTCGATGAAAACCATGGCGGCGTGGACGCGCTCTTGGATAAGGCGGCGAGCCAATACGAGTTTTCGGAATTCAATCTTTTGGGTGCGGCGAGCTATTACAAATTTTGCGTCAGCATGGACTTTCACGCTCACGTCAACTGGGGACAGGAGGAGCCCGAGAGGTTTCTCAAGCAGTTCTGCTTGTCCTCGGGACATCTCGACCGGTCCATAGCGAACGATGAACTGCAGGAACTGCAAGAGATTACGGGAACGAAGCTCGACGCGGCGATCCTCTCATAATCGGATCGGACGAACGGCCAGCGCACACCAGCTATTTCAAGCCAGCGGCAGCGAGTTGATGGACCAAAAGACGAAAGAACATTTGGCTGAAACGCAGTCGTTGCTCTTGGACATCCAAGCGCAAATCATTGTTCTCGGCGCAATGGTCGCTGACTTGTCTGCAAATTATATTCGGTCTCACCCGAGGGAGATGCATGAGGCTGTGATCGAAGGTATCAAGAAGAACCTTCAATCCCATGCGTTGCAGATCGGATCGAACGAAGCGAAGCTTCAGGTGCGCGTGGATTTCGTCAACCACCAAATCCCTCGGCACGTGGCCATGCTGGAGAAGCACATCCGCAGTCGGCTCGGCGGTGGGAATTAGCCACTAAGTGGCAAGGTGGTGCGCTCAATCCCCCGCATCGCCCATCCCAATCTGCTCCAGCAGATCCTTGCCGGTAGCCGTCAGAAACCACCTCGGCTCGCGATGCCCGATCCGCGTCCGCTCCTCGACGAGGCCGAGTTCGGCGAGGGCCAACATCGTCTTCCGGTGAGCCCCGTGCCGCATGCCATTGCGTCCGTAGTGGCCGCAGGCCCGCAGGGCGGTGACGTGGAGACGGTTGGTGCGTTCGGGCGGCATGGGGCCGAGCTATCCCGGCTCGTCAGCCTCTACCAGCCCCCGGCTCACGGCCAGGCGCCACACGTCGGCATCGCTCCGGATGAAGTCGCCGATCCGCCAGTGCTCGAGCTCTTCGCCGATCGGTGCGATCTCGACGCCGGCCGCCTTCAGAGCTGTGGCGGCCCGCATGATCGGATCGGTGTCGTCGTCCGACATCTGTCAGCTGGCCGATCTGAGCTTCGGGTCCCAATCCGAAGGCTGAATGCTCGGAATGCGGTCGGGGAAGTGCCGCGCACAGGCCAACAGGAAGTACCCAAGGGCGTTGTCCACGAAGACCCGCTCGTCTCCTACGGTCACAAGAAGGCCTGGGCCATCCCAGCGCCCTTGATCCGCACCGCTGCCCTCTTCATCAGCGGCGAACGCCGGGACATATTCCTCGTCGTCAGGCTTGAATGGCACCCCGTGATCTCTGCCACAGTGCTTGGTTCCGTTCGCCACCCCGTCAACGGCGTCGTACCAGTGGTTGAGGTCCGAACGCAGCACATCGCGGATTCGCTTTAGCTCCGCCTCTGGCTTGGTTGCTGGCGGCCCGGCGCGCAGCAGATAGTCCGAGATGTGGAAGGCAGCGATCGCGGACAAGTAGGCCAGCCGTCGGTCGCCGGGCTTTTGCATGAACTCCCGCACCGTCGGCATGACGACCACTTCGACGTACTCGGCTGGCGTCACCTGACCGCTCCCTTCATTCCTTCACCGGATGAGCCAGCAGGATCGCGGTGCGAACCATGTTGCGCTTGTAGGCCTCCCGGTCGGTGAGGAGCGCGTCCTGGGAGGCTTTGTGATTCGCGACCGCCGCGACTAGGTCGAGCGTCCAGCCGTTGGCCAGCGGATAGGCCTCGCTCGCGAGGTCAGCCAACACCGCGTCGACCGCGGCGGTGATCTCGTCGTCCGTGACGTCAGACGTTTTCCGGAGTTCGGAGACGGTCGGGTTCGAGGCCATCCGGCACCGGTATCGCGCACGCAACGACGAGTCGAGACGGGTCCGGACGGTTTGACAATCGGACCCGTAAGCTATTGAAACCGGCCATGCAGTTTGACGCATTTTCGCGAGCTAAGTAGCGGCGATCAAACACACAAGCGGTGCATCATAATCCTTGTGTCGGGGGTTCAAATCCCTCCCTCGCTACCATTCAACTCCTTGTTATCATTAGCATCGACCGGTTGAGCCACATCCCGGTTTGACACTTTTCCAGCATCGGTTTGACGCTTGCTCTCGCTTCGGCGGGCAAATTCTGCGTCTAGCGTCGCCACCAAAGCCCGCATCTTCGGCGCCAGATCTGCCCCCTTCGCGTAGTGCCGCGCCATCTCGATCGTGCGCTGTCCGAGCGCGTCGGCGATCGCCCGTTCGTCGTGACCGATCTCGCGCAGCACCACCGCCAGCGTGTGCCGGAGCCCGTACAAGGTCAGACCGGGCTGGACCTTGCCGGCCTCCTCTAGGCGCAACCGGATCGGCCGCCACGACGCGCGGAATCCGCTGAGCGTCCACGGCTTCCCCTCGGAGTTCGCGCATAGCGTCGGAGCCTTGTGCTCTGGAGCCGCCGCCAGGATCATCGCGAGCGGCAGCGGCGCCGGCCAGAACACCGGTTCGCCGGTCTTCGATCGGCTCGTGGAGAGCTCTCCGTCCCGGTAGGCTTCACGCTGCAGGCCGAGCGCGTCCTTCGGCCCGAGACCGGTGAACATCATCAGCGCCACCGGCGTGAGGATGTGCGGCGGCGCGGCGGCCAGCACCGCCTCGCGCTCCGCGTCCGACCACGGTCGGTTCGCGTCTGGCTCGCCCTTCTTCTTGCGCAGGTCCTTGATGCCGGTCGCCGTGTTGGCCGGGAGGTGGCCGCGCTCGGATCCCCAAGCGAACAGCAGCGACAGGACCGCCTTGACGTAATTCCCGAAGCGCCGGCCCTTTCGCTCGGCCGCGCGGTCCCGGACCTTCACCACGAAAGGGCGGGTGAAGCGGTCCAGTGCGGTGCCGTCGATGTCCTTCAGGTAATCGAGGACCTTTTGGTAATCGGCCTTCGTCTGCGGCGCGAGGTCGGTGAATGCTGCGTGCGCACGGTAGGCGGCGACCAGGCTGCCCAACGTGCCAGCTTTGGGTGCTGCGGCGACCTCAGCGCTCTGGCCGATACGCGCCACCTCGGCAAAGAACGCGGCCGAACCAAGCGGTGCCGCCTTCAGGTCGATCTTCTCGTTGGTGGCGCGGTGGTAGCACCGCATGACACCATGGCGATCGGCGAAGATCTTGAAGCCCTTCACTCGGATGCGCGTCACCCAAGCCTCGCTAGGATATCCTCATCGCTCTCCTGCGACGACTCCCGCTCTGGCAGCGCCTCAAAGAACAGATCGATCTGTGCGCGGTCCCACAGCACGCGGGTGCCGACAGCTTTCGGACGAGGCATCAGCCGCTCGCGCACCATCTCGTCGAAGGTGGTAGTCGAGACGCCCACGTAGCGGGCCGCCTCAAGGCGAGAGAGTCCTTTAGGAGCGAACGGCAGGGGCGGTCGCTCAACCCGCTCTGGTGTGCGGACGCTACGCGGCATCGCCCCCTCCCCGCTCTTTCGGCATCCACAGCACCGGCCGGGCGTGATCTGGAATCCGCGACCGGCCCCGCGCCATCGGGTGCATCGGCGCGCCGTCGGCGGTCAGGCCGAAGCAGTGCACGGTCGGCCAGGGCGCCTCACCGGTGGTGATCTCCTCGAGCACGTGGTCGACGAACTCAGGATCCCATGCGCCGGCGCCCCAACAGGCCACGACCAGCGCGGCCGCCTTTGCCTCGCGCACGAGCAGCGGCAGGTTGCTGAAGTGGATCACGTCGCGAGCGTGCCAGTCCGGGCCGTTGTCCATTAACTGCGCCCAGGCGCGGCACTCGGCCGGCGACGGGGTGCGCAGCGGGTAGAGGTTGACCGCGGTGAACCCGCCGTAGCCCCACGACCTGGCAAAGTGGATCCAGCGGCGCACGGTCGGGTCGTCCTGCCGGTGGTCGGCCGTGCTCGGGTTCAGCCCGATGAAGCAGACGTGGCCGCCCTCGCTCGACCACGTGCGGGTCAGCGTGAAGCGGTAGGCGCCGCAGCGAGACAGGTTGGCCGAGCGGGCGATCGTGTCGGCGAAGGGCACGCCGAACAGGTCGGGGGTGGCGAGGGCGGCGGTCACAGCCAGACCCCCATCTCGTCCGAGACGTCAGTCGTGATCGGCTCGACAAAGTAGGACGCGACCCAGGCCGGCAGCCCGAGCGGATACATCCGGCGCAGGTCGCCAACGGTCCAACCGAGAACCCCAGCCGATGGCGTCAGAGCAACGTCGAGGCCCGCGCGGATGCAGCACGAGACCTGATTGATGAAGCGGTGCTCCCGCTGATCAACGTTGCCGTTGCTGTATTGGCGCTCGCTGTTATGGCCGCGATCGTAAAGGATGCGGTCGACCTCGTCGCCGACGTAGCACCCCGGTCCGTCCCAACTCGCGATCTCGGGAACATCGTTCTCCAAGATCCAGAGGATGTGCCGAACCTCCTTCATGATCTTGGCGCGGCGTGCTGGCGTTACGTCCATCGTGCGTAGGGCCATGCGGCGCGCGAAGTCGTACCAGCGGCGATACTGAAGTCGGGTCATGCCGCCCCCGCGATTTCGAGGGCGGCGGCCGGGGCGAGCCGGTCGATGTTGCGCGCGTGGACGGCGAAGGTAACTGCCTTCATCGGACGCCTCCACGCGACATGACCGGTGTCGAGAGCGCCCGCTCAATTGGCCAGCCGTACCGGCGGACGCGGTTCTTCACGATGTCTGCCGGGAGACCGCGCTCAGCCGCCAAGTCGCCGATCAAGACGTAGCGGCCCGCATACTGGATCGGCCGATTCCGGCTGTAGTTCCGGTTCTGCTCGCGATTGGTCGCCCACCGGCAATTTCCGGGCTCGTAATGGCCGTCGTTGTTCTCGCGGTCGATGGTGAGATGCGGCTCGTAGCCGTTCGCGAGAGCCCAGTCCCGGAAGGCCTCAAAGCTCTCTGCCCATGCCTTGCAGACACGAATGCCGCGACCGCCGTAGCGCTCGAACGCGGGCTCGCGCGCGTTGCTGCAGCGCGCCTTCATCCCGCACCAGATGCTGTAGAGGCGCGAGCGCTTCTGGCCGTGCGTGCGACGGTTGGCTCGGCTCGGGGCGCAGGTGTTGCACCCGGCGCTGATGCCTCGCCGCAGGCTACCGCCGTCGACTGCTCTCTCGGTGCCGCAATCGCATCGACAATTCCAGCGCTTCCCGCCGGCATGGCTGCCCACCATCCAGCGCCCGAACCGCTGACCGGATAAGTCAATCCGCGCAGTCATGCCGCCTTCTCCAAGGTGTCGATGTTCTGCTGGATGCAGCGGAAGCTCACCGCGCAAATCCAGGGGTTCGCGATCCAAGCGCCTTCGCCGTGAAGCGAGCACCAGAGCTGCTGGAAGGCGATTGAGTGCAGATGCTGGTTGCCTACGCCGTGGTCGCAGATCGGGTAGACGCCTTCAGCCCGCGCATCCGCCTCGCTGATGTCGTTCAGCCGCTCGACCCGGACCTCCGTCACCAGGAGCGTCAGGCGGCTGGCCCAGCGCGGCATGAAGAGGCTCGGGCGGATCTTGCCGCCCAACTCCCGCTCGCCATCAGCGAGATACTCCAGCACGCTCCCTACCGGGATATCGCTTGGCTTCGGCGCTCGACCCAGCGCTTCATCATGCCAGTCGAGCCCGTAGGACGCGCGCCACGTCTCTTTCACCCACAGCCGGTCACCAACGGCGTAGGGTAGCGGAAGCGTCGCGAGGCAGCCGGTGTCCCGGCAGATCACCTCCGGCGCCCCCGATGCTCCGAACTCGATGTGGCTCGGGTCGGTGCTCGCCCACTTGGGCAGCTTCAGGATCCGGCGCGTCTGCGTCTTCCGGTCGGCGAGCAGCGCCTGGACCATAGCGGCGCTGAACAGGATGGGGCGGTCAGCCACGGGCCACCTCCTCGACAGCATCCTCCGCCGGCGGCTCGCCGACGAAGACCCAGACAGGCGGATGCGAGGTGCCGACCACCGACAGGTAGATCGGCGCGCCCGCCACCATGAGCGCGATCTCTTCCATGGTCGGCAGCCAGGCGGAGACCATGCGGTTCACGCCCGGGCTGTGCGGCTCGTCGCGGATCGGCAGGCCTCCGCAGATGCCATCCTTGGCCTCATCCCAGTCCTTCGGGGCTCCGAGGTTGCGGGTCGCGCCCGCCACACGTCCGATGTGCATGGTCAGGCCTCCCCTGGAGCTTTGACCATCCAGTCGACGCGGCTCTTGGAGACCGTCGCTGAGGGCGTGTCCGTGTGGACGATCGAGGCGATGAACAGCCGGCCGGTGACCAGCAGCCGGAGCCTGTCCAGCCAGTCGAAGTGCAGCTGGATGTCGGTGCGCATCCATCCCTGGAGAGCCTCGCAGCCCTCGGGCTCCTCGCCGAGGTGGTAGCGGAAGCCGAGGCGGCGCCAGATGCGCTGGCGTAGGGTCGGCACGTGGAAGAAGGCTTGTTTCTCCGTCTGCATCACGCGGTCCCCTTCGTCGGTAGTGGTCACGCACGAGCTCGGCGCCGAACGCATCGAGCTCGGCCTGGATCTTCTCCATGCGGGACAGGTCGGCCGTGGTCGGGTCGGCGCCCGGTTCCAGCATCGTCATCAGGCTCGACCAGGCGTGCTGAGCGCCAGCCATGAAGGCCTTGCGGAGGTCGGCCACTTGGTGGTCCGGCGCGTCCGCCGGCAGCCACATGGCGGCCAGTCCCGCCCATCCGGCTTCGATCAGCTTGCCTTCGTCGACGAGCTTGCGCGTCAGCTCTTGGGTGGCGCGCTCCTGGGGCGTCATCCGCTCGTTGCGGCGCCTCTGCTCACCCATGGGCTGCCTCCATCTTCCTGCGGATCCACGGCTCGCGGCGCTCCTTCCCGGGGCGCATTTCCGTCTCGGTGAAGCCCTTGTCGCCGCACAGCATGAGATCGATGCCGACCTGCCGGCTGAGGGTCTCGGCCAGGGCCGTCCGGAAGTCGTGCAGCCGAACCCAATCGCTGGGCACGTGGGCGAGCACCTCGGCCTCCTCTTCCGACAGCACGGCCGGCACGTTGAGAGCGGCGATGGCATCCTCCAGGCAGGTTGCCCGTGCGCCATCCACGCTCCACTCGCGGAGGCCGCCGCGATGCTCGATCCGCTCCTTGTCGGTCAGTGCCGGCCGGTCGATCGCCTTGAGGCGTCGGATCGTCGTGTGCTGCCAGATCGTGCCGCCGCCGCGCTTCCCGTAGTTCAGGTGCCCGGCCTCGCGCAGGGCACCAGCGCGCACGGTCTCCAGGGTGATCGGTTCACCCATGACGCACCTCCGGGAAGCCGTTGTGCTCGACGCCATCCAAGAGGCGGCCGGCGACCTTCTTGCCGACGCGGACCATGCCGGCCTCGCCGATCTCAGGGTTCGGCCAGTGGATGATGCGATGCCCGGTTCGAGCGAGCGATACGAAGTCACCCCGGCCCTGCCACGCTGCCTCATCCGCTGCGGCGCTCTGATCCAGTTCGCCCCACGCGCCCCACTGCTTGAAGAGGTACGCCACCCCCTCGGCCGCGCAGGCGTCGCGGATCTGGCGCGCCCAGTCCGGGTGCATCGGGCGGGCGCCGGGGCCGCTCTCGCCGCCGACGATGATCCAGTCGAGTTGCGGGAGCGTCGTGCGGCATGGGTCGCCGAACATCCCCTGTAGTTCGCCGGTCAAGCCGTTCAGAACCTCGGCGCCTTGGAAGCGCATGGTCGAGAGGCTGCGGAAGTCGATCGGCCCCAGCAGCGGCTCGGCCGACACGAACCGCACGGCGGCCGGCGTCGCCAGCAGGTCCGGCACGCGCTCGTCGGCCCGGCGCTGATCTTCGGCTGAGACGCCGATCCAGACGTTCTTCAGCGGCCAGAGCGGCCACGAGCTGCGCTCGTTCCCCAGCTTCAGGTTCTCGGCCGCCGCGTAGCAGTTCCAGCCGGCACCGCCCCGCGGGTCGCGGCTGTTCCTGCCGGGCCCGATCTCCTGAGACAGCAGCTCCAGCGCGGTGATGATCCGCGCCACCAGGTCGGGCGCCGACAGGTACGCCCGCATTCGGCCGGAGCGCTTCGTCAGCACCTGAAAGGTGTGCTGGGACGAAGCCGCCATGACAGCGAAGATCCGATCCAGCGCCTCATCCGGTACGCCCGGGTGGAACAGGTCGCCATGGGCGGCCACGAAGATGTTGCGCCCGCGGGCCCACAGCAGCGGCTGGAGAAGCCACTGCTGATTGAACCGGACCTCGCCCGTCCAGACCGGGCCGGCCTTCGTCTCTCGCGTGAGGCCCACGCGGGACGGGTGATTCCGCAGGCGGGTCCCGGCGAGTTTCATCGCATAGCAGTTCGTGCAACCCGGGGTGTCGATGGTGCACCCGGTCACGATCTGCCAAGTCGCGTCGGTCCATTCGATGGATGAGGTCTCAGCCATGGGCGGCCTCCGGCTCCTGCATCATCTCCTCGACGATCCAGAGCATTGCGCCGGTGACGCTGCGGAAGGTCAGGGGCTCGCCGCCCCGCTCGCGGTGCGGGTTCCAGCGCTCGTCGTAGATGACGACCTGGCCGGGCTCGCCTCGGATGCGGAAGGCTCGGGCGCGCTGGCCGTCCTGCGCAGACGTGAAGCCTTCGGGATGTGCCGCGCGCCATGCACTGGCCCGGCCTGGACACTCTTGGGCGATCACATCCCAATGTCCGGGGTTGCGGTAGCCCACCGAGAAACCGAGCGGGAAGAACGGCTGCGCGGCATCGAAGAAGTGCTTCTCCGCCTCGATCTCGCGAGCCCGCATGACGGCGTAGCTCGTCTTCTCCTCAAGGGTCAGATCGCTCATTGGGCGCCTCCCGTCGCGAGGGCGGCCCGGTCCAGGCGCTCGAGCTCGGCCAGGATCAGCGCGCCGGCCTTGACCAGGTCACGGCGGTTGTCGATCGGCTTCCACCACGACGGATCCCACGGCCACCGGTAGGGCGCGCCTTCCCGCTCAATGCGACGGCGCGCGTGGTCGTACAGGCCGCCCATGAAGGCGTAGCAGCCAGCGGCTGTCGCCATCTCGCCGTTGCCGTGCGTGTCGTCGTGCTCGGGCGTCCAACCCTCGGCCTCGACCTGACGGCGGCGCTCCCGAGCAATCTCGCCCAGCGCGCCTTCCTCAAGCCGCCGCAGGTATCCGATCTCGCGCCTCAGATCCCGCGCCTCGGTCAGTTCGTCAGCGATGGTCCGGTCGGACGGTTGGATCTTGAGCTTGTCGAAGCCGACGAGCTCCATGGCACGTCGGACCTGACCGCCGGTGATGGTCCGGTCCGCCTGCGGGTCGCCTTCCTCGACGTAGAGGAATTGGTACGTGATGAACGGGTTGGCCTCGTGCGCCGACACGTCCCGGCCGCGGTCCTCCGGGTCGATCGTCGCGGCGCAGAACGCCTTGAGGTAGGCCCGCAGCTCGCGGTTCTCGCGCTCCACGTCGGCGATCGCAGCAGCACGCTTCTCGGCATGCTCCTGACGCTCGGACAGCTCGCGGGCCAGCATGGTCGCATGCTGCTCGGCGGACCACGTCCATCGCCGGATGGTTGCCTGGGTCAGCGGCCAGTTGTCGTCGGCCGCCCATTTTTCCTTCGCCGCCCTGGCAGCGATGAAGGCGTTCAGCTCCGCGGCCCAGGCTAGCCCAGTCCAGAAGTCCGGGACGGCGTGCATATCGTCCGGACCGGCGACCTCCATGTACCAGAGGGTCTTCTCGCCATGGTCTTGCGGGGCGTCGATCATCTCGCGCGTGATGGTGCTGGACTCGGCCATGCTGCTACTCCGCGGCAAAGAGGGGCATCGGGACGGCCTGGGCGGCCGGGCGCACGCGGACATCAGCCTCGCGGTAGTTCGCGGCGACGAGCGCCTCAGCCATCTGCGGGCAGACAGAATTTCCGCACATGCGCCCCTGCTGCTCGAGGGTGAGCGGGACGATCGAGCCGTCCTCCAGCTCGCCGCGATCAATCACGTAGTCCGGGCGGAACCCCTGCGCGTTGAAGCGCTCGCGCGGGGTCAGCATCCGCATGCCGATGTCGACGATGGCGTAGGGCTGGCCCTCGACCATCACGGTGACGACGCCGCAGCAGTCCTTGGCGCGAACCGTGTGCAGCGGATCGTCGGCAGGCTGGGCGAAGGCGCCGGTCCCGTACCACTTCGACAGGAAGGCGAAGACGGCGGCCGCGTGGTTGCCGCCGCTGGTCGCGGTCGGCGCAGGCCGGTCGATCGGCGCGTCACGGCGGTCCGAGCCGCGCAGGTTGAGCAGGTGCGCGGCGACAACCTGCTGCTGAGAACCCTTCTGGCTGATCGTTGAGACCGGCTCGGTAGCCGCGTGGCCGACGACTCCGAGATTGTGCTGCGCGAGGAACGCCGCGACCACGCCGGCCTTACCCGCACCGCCCGCGGTGATCGTGCCGACGGGCTCCTCCGCGCTGGATCCCACCGACATGCCGAACTGCCGGGTGAGGTGGACGGCCGCCAGGCTGCCCTCGTTGCCGGTCGGCACGATGACGGGCGCGGGCTCCTCCACGGATCGGGCGCGTGGATCCTGGCCGGGCCGCTCGCCGTAGCGCGGGACGAGGCAGGCGCCGACCAGGTGGCCGGGCAGCACGTCGCTCGCCGTGATGGTGGCTGCCGGCAGATTGATCGCGCGGGTGCGGGGCTCGTCGCCCGGCTTCTCCTGTAGGCGCAGGGCCAGGAAGGGCGCCACAACAGCATGCGTCCCCGCCTGTTTCACGGTGCGCAGCGGATCCTCGGCCGGCCACACGTTCGGCGCGCGCCCCGTGGTCTGGCCGTTGGCGACGTTGACGATGACGGGCGCCACGATGCCGAGCGGGGCCGCCCCGCCGCCGTGCGTCTCGCTGGCGTGCGAGGTCACGGTGGCGAGCGGGCGATCAATCTCGTGGCCGGTGGCTCCGCGGTTGAACTTGGTCACGAAGGGCGTGACGATCGCGTTCTGGTCCTTTGGGCTGGCGCAGATCGTGTGCAGCGGGTCGCTGGCATCCCGGTTGCCGCCGCCCTGCTGGCCGTAGGTGACGAAGGGCTGCACCAGCGCGTCGCCGCTGTAGTGCGTCGAGGTCGGCATCGGCTCGTCGAGCCCGCGATCCCGCCGGCCACGGCTGTCCCCGTGGTTCACCCGCACCAGGAACGGCTTCGCCGCGTTCACGACGTAGCGCATAGTCCCCTTGGCGATCCGGGCCATGGTGGCGTCGGCGAGCGGCCGGTTGGCGCGGATCCCGTGCTTCGCCTTGATCTCGGCCGACGTCTCGAAGATCGAGGGGCACGGTAGCGACCAATCGATGATCTCGGCCGCGGCCCGCCAGGGCAGAAGCCGCCCGGCCCGCACGCCCTCGCTGTCCGGCGCGCCGTGGGTCGGCTCCGGCCAGACGATCGGCTTGCCGTCGCGGCGCGCGACCAGGAACAGCCGCTTCCGGATCGTCGGCGCGCCATAGTCGCAGGCGCGCAGCTCGCGCCACTCGACAACGTAGCCCATGGCTTCCAGGGCGGCGACGAACTGCTTGAACGTGGTGCCGCGCTGGACCGGGCACGGTCGTCCGTCCTCGAGGAGCGGGCCCCAATCCTGAAACTCCTCGACGTTCTCCAGGAACACTACGCGCGGGCGCTGGCGCTTCGGCAGGCTCTTGATCCAGCGCACGCCGACCCACGCCAGACCGCGGATCGCCTTCTCGCGGGGCTTCCCGCCCTTCGCCTTGGAGAAGTGCTTGCAGTCCGGGCTCATCCAGAGGAGCCCGACGTCCCGGCCGGCGCACAGGCCGACCGCATCGACGTTCCACACATCCTCCTCGATGTGCTTCGTGGCCGGGTGGTTGAGCCGGTGCATGGCCAGCGCCAGGCCGTCGTGGTTCAGCGCGTAATCCGGATCCCGGCCGAGCGCAGCCCGGATGCCCTCGGAGGCGCCGCCGCCGCCCGCGAAGCTGTCGATGACGAGAGGTGCGTTCACGCGGCGGCTCCAGGTGTTGGGTCTGCGAAGAGGGGGCCGTGGTCGGCGGGCTTGCCGCGGGCGAGCAAGGCCGTGCGGCGGCGCTCATCCTCACCGGTCAGCGCATTCGCGATTCGGCGGCAGGCCACGTCGAAGTGGCCTGGGTTGATCTCGATGCCGACGAAGCCTCGATCGCTGCGGACCGCCGCGACTCCCGTCGAACCGGAGCCCATGAAAGGGTCGAGCACGATGCGGCCGGGCACGGCCTGGACAAGCCGCGTCAGCAGGTCGACCGGCTTCTCAGTCGGATGCACGCGCTCGCCGTGATGGACGGTCGGATAGCGCAGGACGGACCCGACGCCTCGATCGAGCATGTCGGCCGGCGCGCCGTTCGAGGCGAACACGATGTTCTCGTGCTGATTGCGCCAGCACTGGCCCATGCCGAAGTGCTGCTTGTCCCAGACCAGGCAGTGGTTCACCCGGAAGCCGCTGGCCTCCAGCATGCCGTAGAGGTTCGGGGTCTGCCGCCAGTCGATGAAGCAGTAGGCGTGCGCCCCCTGCGTCATCCTCGGGCGGATGTCCGAGAACAGGCCCCGGATGAACCAGTTGAAGCCCCACGTCGTCATGGCGTCGTGGCTGAACCAATCCGGATCTTCCATCCCGCGCAGCATGGAGCCGCGCACCTGGCGCTCGCTGTCTCGGCGGGCGCCGCTGCTGTAGGGCGGATCGGTGATGACGAGCTCGATCGAGGCATCAAACTGCTCGACAGCCTCGCGGGCGTCACCGCAGTAGAGCGTCACGTTCTCGGCGAGGTGCTCGACGCGTACCGTCATCTCGCCGCTTCCTCGCCGCTCGCCGGGGCGGAGGCGCGCTCACCGAACGGTAGGGCGGCCAGAGCGTCCGCAAGCGCAGGCAGGTCGGTTGTCTGGACGGCGTACCTTGCAGCGGCCAGAAGCTTGTCGAAGGGATCGCGGTTCGCCCTGTATTCGCGGTCGAACTCGATCATGCGCGCGATCTCTTCCTTGAGATGCGCGTGCGTCAGACCTTCGTCATCTAGCTGCTGCTTGATGTCGTCGATCAGATAATTCAGCCGATACCAGCCGTTATACACGGCATCGCCGGCTGCTCTGACTGCAGCGTCAGTGATCTGGAGGCCGAAGAAATGGTGCTGCTCTATGCGGGCCGGCTCGGCGTCGAGCGTGACGTTCTTGGCCTCTGCCTCTGCGGTCGCAGCCGCGCGTGCCGACTCCTCATCGGCATGCAGCTCGCGCTCACGGTAGACCGAGCCTGAGCCTATGCCGGTCTCGACGGCCATGTAGCTGACCGCATCGCGATCGCCGTAACCCGATCGGATCTCGATAGCGCCGATGGTGAGAGAGCGGGTCTGCGGCTTCCATATCGCCCGGCGCAACGACGGAACGCCTCGAATATCGCCGTAGGAGCAGCATCGGATGCAGTCGGTCGTCAACTCCGCGCCGGCCGGCGTCAGCACCTTCCACTTCCGTGCGCCGAGGCAATCCGGGCACGGAAGCATCTCGGTTTCGTGGCTCACGCTGGCGCGGTAGACTGTCTGTCCGGTCCGGTACTTCGGCATCGGGAAGTCGACATTGGCGAGCTGCACGCTCGGTGCGTGGGACGTCATGGCTTCAGACATCGAACATCTCCGCAATGTCGCGATCGACAGGCAGGCCCATGGCCCGGTCGAGCGTGGCCTCGATCACGAGGTCGGCCATGCTGGGCTCGGCGTCGCGGCGCGCCTGGTCGGCGGCCCGGCGCTTGGCCTCGCGCATGAAGGCCGGGTGTTCCGGCACGCAGGCCCGGGCCGCCTTCAGCCCGTGCTTCGCCTTCACGTGCGAGAACAGCGCCTCGGTGTCGGCGACCGTGCGGGTGCAGTGGGGGCAGCGAATGGCGCTCATATCCGCGCCTCCACCACCGGCAGCCCGGCGGCGCGCGCCTTGCGCACCATGTCGGCCGTGCCCTTGCCGCCCGGGAACGCGATCACCGCGTCCGGTCGGCCCTCGGCGAGCATCCGTGTGTTCCGCAGCGGGCCCGCCTGCCGGCCGTACTGCTCCCAGTCCGCGCGAAAGCACGACACCGGGATCTCGCTGGCACGGGCCCAGCGCTCGGCGCCCGTATCAGCGCCGGTTGCTCCGCCCTGGATCACGTGAGTGATCAGCACGTGGGAGGCTCGGTTCAGCGCGTCGGCGCACAGCTCGGTGGCGTGTGCCTCCAGCCAGTTCCAGACGAGAGTTGAGTCGAGGTTGCGGCCTCCGCAGATGAGCACGCGCATCACGCGACCACCTCGCCCGCCGGAATGCCCTCGCTGGCCGGCGTGTCGCCCGGGAAGCCGTCGTCCGCCGCGTCAGCGTTGCAGGCCAGCCGGTCGAGCTCGGCGGCGATCGCGTCGAGGGCACGGACGTTGTTGGGCGGCAGGTCGGCCTTGAAGGCTTCCAGGGCGGCCACGCCCTGGCGAGCTGCATCACGCGCGTCGTTGAAGAGCTTGTCCCGACCGCCGCGGGTCGGCTGCTGCGTCGGGCTCTTCGGAGTTGGCGTCGGAGTCGACGGGTCTTTCGGGGCAGCAGCTGCCGTGGTCTCGCCCCGGGCCCATGCCGCGAGGGCAGCACCATGCTCTTCGCTCAGCCGATCGCCGTGCTTGAAGATCTCCTGGTGCGCGCCCTCCATCTTCCACGACTTCGGGTCGGACAGGTCGATGTAGCCCTTGCGGTCGGCCTCGAGCCGGAACGAGACCGTGACCTCGTAGGGAAACTGCGAGTTGCACACCGATTTCAGGATCCGGGTCGGCTTCTCGCCGGGGTTCTCGCCCGGCTTCACGGTCTCCTCGCCGCGGATCGAGAAGATGATCGGGATACGCCGCTGCAGGAGCGCGTAGACCATCGCCTTGTGCGCGGTCTTCGGCTTGATCCAGGAGGCCATCTTCATGCGCTCCTGCTTGCGGTAGTCGTCGCCGGCCATGCGCTGGAGCTCTTGAGACTGCCAGTCGAGCACCCCGCCGAGGCCCACCCATTCCATTGAGAAGCTGTCGATCAGGAGGGCGTCGAACTCTTCGCGCTCTGCCGCCAAGGCCGCCTCGGCGAAGCGGTTGGGCCGGAACGGCGGGTCCATGACGATCGCCTTGAAGCCGAAGCTGTCCTCAGCCACGCGCTTCGTGCGGCCGCCCTCAGTGTCGAGAACCGCAACCCGGCCATTCGGGCCGGCGATGCCCCGGGCGAGGCGACAGGCGGACCAGGTCTTCCCGGAGTTGGTGCCGCCGGTGAGCGAGACGAACAGGCCGACCCGCTCGCGGGCTGCATCGGCGCCGATGAAGCTGAAGCTCACGCTGCGCTCTCCATATCGAGGGGGCGGAACGGGCTCTGCGCGATGTCGTACGAGACGCCGGAGAGCTGCGGGTCGAGCTCCTCGCGCTCGGACCAGCGGCGGGCGGCCCATTCGGGGTAGTCGAAGCGAACGATCTGAGCCGGGTAGCCCGGCCACTCGCCGGCAGCCCGGCACCGATTCCAGACGTGGATCGCGGCGGCGACCTTCCGCGCGCCGATCTCCATGCCGGCGCCGTCGGCCTCGGCGACGCTGAGCGCGTGCGGGAATTCGTTCTCGACGAAGATCCAGCGGAAGCGGATGCGGCCAGCCAGGTGCGGCAGCAGCATCGAAAGCACGTGCACGTAGAGGGCGGCCTGAACCTCCATCTGCATGCTCTCGACGCGACGGCCGAGCAGCTGCGGAGCGGCGGACTGATCGCCGGTCTTCACGTCCCAGATGATGGCGTGGGTCGGGTGGATCTCGACCCGGTCCATCATGATCCGGAGCCAGGCGCCGGACCGGTCCTGGGCGACAGCAACCACCTCGGCGGGCGCCTTGGTGAAGCCCTCGCAGCCCGGGATGAGCGCGAGCTTTTCCGCGACCTGGTCGGCGAGCGCGTCGGCCTTGTCGGCGTCGGGCTGCAGAATGGGGCAATGGCCGTCTGCGTAGGCCTGGGCGCGCTGCGCCTTGGCTGCGGCTGAACGGTAATCGTCGGCGTCGATCAGCACGACGTCGGATCCCTGCCCGAGGATCAGCTTATGGGCGACGGTGCCGATCTCCTTCGGCCGGCTCGGGTCGCGCTCCGCCTCGACCTGGCAGCCCAACCGCGGGTGCGCGATCCAGGCGTGCTGCGGGCTCGCCTCCAGAAGGGTGCGGGCGATCGATGAGGACAGCGACGGCTCAGGTGCGCAGTCGGCGTGGTAGACGTCGGCTGGCATCTGATAGAGGCCCGGGCCGCCGACGTAGCCCGCGAGGTGTGGCTTGATCTTCATGGCCATCACTCCGCCGCTTCGGATTTCAGGCCGCGACCCATCTGCCGGGCGCACCGATCGGATTCCGTCTGAACGGCGGCGAGGTGCTCGGGATCGAAGGGCGCGGCGATCGCCTCGGCGCAGAGCCGCTGCAGGTGATACCGGACCGCCTGCATGGCGGAGGCGCTGTTCAGCGCGTCGCCGAACCGGACATCCCGCCCGAACGAGCGCACGATGGCGACGCTGAGCTGCCGGTCTGAGCAGCTGGCCATCAGGGCGCGATGCCCCTTCGCGTAGAGCGCCTGCGCGGCGCGCTCGGGCGTCATCTGCTCCGGGCGGGGCAGATGGTCCACCGGCATGACGGCGCGGGTCATGACGACCTCCGGGGCTGAGAAGGGCGGGAAGATCACAGGCGTCCCTCCGGGTTGCGGATGAGGAGGAGCAGGACGGCGAGAAGGCCGAAGAGGAGGAGGATCGGCGGCGCGAGATCGACGACGGTGACGGCAGGCGCCGGCTCGCAGATCGCGCCGGTGGCGCAGAGCGTGATGAGCACCGTCATGGCAGCATCAGCTCGAGCAGCGCGCGGCGCTCGTCCTCGCGCAGGTGCCTGAAGGCGACGAGGAACGCGGCCTCGTCATCGTCCTGGGCGGCCAGCGACGGCCTCTCGAAGGCCTGCGGCTCCAAACCGAGCAGCTCGGCGATCACCGGAATCCGGGCGCGTGGCATGCGGCTGCGGCCGCTCTCGACGTGATGGATCATCACCGACGAGGTGCCGATGTGATCGCCGACCGCGCCCATGGAGAGCCCGCGAGCAACCCGGGCGGCGCGGACCATGGCGCCGACAGCACGGCGGTGCTCAAGCGGCGGTGAGGGCTCGCGCCGGGTGATGGCGGCAGCGCTCACAGCGTGCCCCCGCCGATCGCGACCATGCTACGCCCGGCCCGGACCTCGTCGAGGTCCACGACGCCGGCCGGAAGTGGCTCGGCATCCATGTTGATCGCGTGCGCCCCGCTGTGGCGCATGAGCGTCTCGACCACAGTGAGCGCGCCGGCCGTGTCCTTGCGGCTCAGGGCCATGCGGATGACCGCCAGCTCCTGGACCACCACGGCATGCGCCAGGGCGAGGCGCTGGATCTCCAGGCGATGGACGCGATCGGACCGCACCGCGCGCTCGGCGAAGGTATGCAGCTGATCGAGCTCGTGCTGAGTCACGATGATGGCGGGTTGCGAGGTCACCGACGCGCTCCCTTGCTGGGCGGATTCAGGTCGTCACCGACAGCGCTGCGCTCTTCCGCGCCGTCGCAGAGCCGATGGATGTGGATTTCGGTGCAGCCCTTCCGGCGCATCTCGCCGAGCCATTTCTGGCCCGCATCGCGTCCCAGCCCGGCGGCGACGCCTTGCAGCTGGGCGATGCCGTGCCCGTCGCGGGTCACGCCGATCGCGACCGCCTCGATCAACTCGTCGAGCTCGACGTGGCGGGCATCCCAGATACCGACGACGTAGCGGCGCCCGGATGCGCCTCGCCAAGCCGACAGCGCCAAGGCGGGCGTGCCGCGCAGGCCGGCGGTGGTGCGCAAGCGCTCCTCGCGGGGGAGGTCATGAAGAGCCGACATCACGCCGCTCCCCGCACGAGGCGCTGAGCCTCGCGATGCGCGGCCAGGATGCGGTCGACGGCGGCCTCGGTGATGGTCTCATCGGCCAACACCCGCCGGACCTCGTCACGGATCGTCAGCGTGTCGGCGTTCCGGTAGCGGCGCAGGACGCACCGCCGCAGGTCCCATGGCTCCTGAGCCGCACGGTGGATCAGATCGTCGGCGGCCATCAGCGCGCATCCTCAGCAGAGAGGCAGCGGCCGGTCCGAGCGAAGTGCTCGCCGGCCATGAGGTGCGCGGCGACCGCCTGCTCGGCCGTCAGCGGCCGGGCCGTGTTGGCGCGCGGGAGGAGGTCGGGCCTGAGGTCGTTGCGGGACACGCCGCTGACGGCAGCGACCGTGTCCACATGGCCGGTCGGGCAGAAGACCCAGCCGGTCACGGTCGAGACGTGCAGGCCGAGCTGATGCGCCAGGCGAGCGGCACCACCGGCCGCGTTGACGGCGCGGCGCATGGCGGCCGAGGCTCGCATGGCCTGGGCGGTGGTGGCGAAGCGCGGGCGGGCGGCCATCACGCCACCTGCCGGATAATGGCGCCGAGCCGGCAGCGGGCCGCGTGGCCCATGCGCTCTGGAAACCGGCACGCCGGGCAGCCGGGCTCCGTCGTGCCGCCGTTGCAGTTGACCTGAGCCGACCACTCTAGGGCGACGACTTCCGCGCGGCCGCGGGCGACCTCGTGGTTAAGCACAGCCTGGAAGAACTTGCGCTCGACGGCGCGGGTGGTTGAGCCGGCCATCAGCGGGCGGCCCGGTAGGCGGCCACGTGATCGGCGACGACGCCCGGCACGAACGGGCCCAGGCCGATCGTGAGCATGGCGAGACCGACGTAGGTCATCACCTCGGGGAGCGGCGCGGTCGAGAGGTAGAGGTCGAGGGCGGTGAGCATCGGGGGCTCCATCGGCTCTGTGAGCGGCGATGAAGAAACGCTACATGATGTAGCGGTATGGGTCAACACACCATGTAGCGATTTCGCTCAGACCAGCCGCGTACGGCTTTGCCGGTGGTAGCGACTGATCCACACTCATCCACAGGTAGCAAAAATTTTGTTCTTGCTACGTTCTGTTTTCGAGGCGGATGATCTGGGCAGCCAACCGGAGGAGACCGATGCCGAGCACGGAACGATACGCGGTGCAGACGTTCACGAAGATGCCGACGGGAAGCTTCACTGCCGGGCGATCAATCCCGTGTAAGACGCTGCAGGAGGCGCTCTCGAAAGCAGAGCAGAGCTGTAGCGGCAAGCAGGATCGCGGAGCGGCCGCGTACCTGCTGAAGGGAGACGAGCATATCGGGGAGACCGAGGGGCCGGTCACCATCGGTGTCTACGGCGCCTGTCCGCCCGAGATCACCGACGACCTTCCGTTCTGATCGCGCTACTCGGCCGCCTGCTTCGCGGCCTTAGCAACCTGGGACCAGCTTCGGGCATGCACAGTGCTGATGATGCCCGAAGCCCACTTGATGCGAGCATCGGAAATCAGCGGTGCGTTGTAGCTTTCCAAATGGAAGCGGCCTTTTTTCGAGCCCTGGAGGATTCGCTTTAAGTAGCGATCTCCCGCTCCTGTCATAACGACCGCATATAGACCAACGAGGCGCTCCGGGTTCTCTCCATGTTTGGAGCAAAGAACCACGTCGTCTGGGTCGAATTTCGGATAACCCGAGGTGCCGCTTACACGGAACGCGATGGTTCCTTCCTCGACAGGGAACGGGACGGAGATCTCGTATAGATCATCGCCGTCGGCAAGCTGCTCGGATGCGGTCTCGATCACCCCGCCCGCGCTCACGAGGCCCTTCACGCCGACAACGTTGAGGTCCTCGACGTTCTGGGCCGGAGCATCCGCGTCGCCGAACAGGATTCCGCGGGCGGTCACGTCCACCCCATCGAACCGAAAGCGCGCCGCATAGCGCTCCGCGTCATCCTGACCGATGGTCCGGGTGCCTCCCTCATGGGCGCGGTACGAACTCTCAGGCCACTCGTTCTGCAGAGCAGCTTCGCGCGCCGAGCGGTAACCCGCAGCTGCTCGCGCGGACTTCAGGCGTTCGCCCTGCTCTTTCCTGATTTTCTTCGCGTCCATAACACGCAAGGTAGCGATGGGAACGCTACGCGCCGTGTTGACGTTTGTCGCTACCTCATGTAGCGATTGTTCCATGAACTCGTTCTCCGATGTCATAGACGCGCTTGGCGTCGCGAAAGCCTCCGAGATCCTCGGAATCCCGGAGAACCATGTTCGGACGCTGAAGGCGCGAGACAGCATCCCAGCGGGCTACTTCAAGCGGTTGGTGGATGCGGATGCTGGCCGATCGGTCGGCATCACCTTCGAGCTGCTCTACGGCCTACGCGACAAGATCCAGGATCGGCGTAGCTCGCGGATAGCGTCGCAGACCGAGGCCGCCTGATGCCGGCCGCCCGCGACCTCACCCTCGACGAGCACGGCGTGAAGCGCGCCGGCCACTACGTCGCAACCTGCGGCGTCGCGCCGGCGGGCGGCATCTTCATCGTCGCCGACATGTTCACGCGGCTCGATCCAGAAGCCGCTGATCACCTGGCCGCTCTGCTGCGCCAGCACGCCGAGAACGAGCGCGTCGTCGAGACGGCCCGCCTGATCTGCGCGGAGGCTACGCGATGATCACGGCGCTGCTGACCGCTCCGCTCGTCGTCTCCGTCGCCGTCGGCGCAGCAGCTCTGATGTGGTGCCGCGGGCTGTTCCCGCTGGTCGTCACGACGCTCGGCGCCGGCCTCGTCTGGGTGCTCGTCGTATGAGCGCCTCATCCCTTTCGCGCGTTGGCGCGTCTGATCTCGACCAGGGCCTCCGCAGGACTGCCCTGTGCGGACCCCGTACGCCGGGCACGGGCCGAGAAAGCCCCGGCATCCCTTCATCGCGTGCCATCGCCGTCGCCAGTGTCGGGGCCGCGGCCTCGGTGGCGGTCTCCAGCGTGGAGCCCACCGTGATCGATGCCCGCTCTCTCCTGACGCTCGGCTCAGCGTGCCGCCGGGCCGCGATGGCGTTCGCCGTCCAGTCCGCCGCTCTGGGCCGGGCCGCGCGTTCTGCCGGTCGTATCGAGCCGCAGGAGGCCATCGAGGCCGCGCAGCACGCCTTCGATATGGAGCGCGCGGCTCAGCACCTTCAGGCCGAGGCGCAGGACGCCGAGCTGCTGTCCTGGCTTGCTCATCGTGCGGCCGGTGGCTCGGTGATCCTGGTCGCTGCGAGGCCAGTCATCGTTGCGCGGGATGAGCGTGCCCCTGAAGCGGTGACGCTCGTTCAGCGCCTGGGCCGTGCGGTCCAGCGCCTGCCCGTATTCCGGCGGGCTGCCTGACATGACGATCTGCGCGCCCATGATCTCACCGGTCGGGCCTCGTGCCCGCGCGCAGGATACCGCCCGGATCGTCGCGTCGTCATCGCGTCTACGGGCTCGGTCAACCATTCGTTTTTCCTCTCGCTCCGTTGGGTTCCTCCCCGGAGCTGAGGCGCCCCGCGGCCTTCGATCGAGACTCGGACCCGCCGCGGGGTCCGCCCTTTCCGCACCTCTGCCCGTCCGCCTGCCAGCTGTTGGCCGGGGTGCTCTTCGTGTGTCTGCACAGGTTCTCCACACCCTGGGAGATCGCTGATGTCGGCCGCCTCCTGCATCCCCGGCCCGTCCTCATCCCCGATGTTCACAGCATCGGGGAACGACATGCGGAAGTCTGGGTCCAGCGATACCCAAGGATGGGTGATTGAGCCCCAAAGATGGGTGGCGCAGTGGCGCCAGATTCATCCGGTGAAAGCGGCGCAGTGCGTCGCCGACGCCATCAACGCACCGGCGCGCACGGTCGAGAAGTGGTTCAGCGGTGAGGCCAAGCCCTCGCTGGATTACGTCGGCCCGATCCTGAACCGCTACGGCCTCGCCTTCGTCGTCGGCGCCATGGCGAACCCGGTGCCCTGGCTCGACGACCTCGCCCGCGAAGAGCGGAAGCTGAAGCTCCTGGCTGAGCGGCGGGCCATCGACGAGATGCTGGCTGAGGACTTCCGGAGGGCGTCGCGATGAGGCCGATCCGCTTTCACGTCCTGCGCCTCCTCGAGTGGGTCGCTCAGCTGGACGAGGCCCGGGCCAACGCCCGCATTCGCTCGATCGTCGCTTTCCGGAACCGCCGCGCGGACGACGCCAAGCGCTACGGCGCCGCCGCGGACGCGATCTGCCCGCCGGCCGAATGGAATCCGCGGCTCTGGGATCGCGACCAGGATCCCCGCACCGACACCCGGGAGCGCCGGCCATGAACACGCCGTTGCGCACCATCGCGACCGACGAGCTGCTGGCCCCGACACACGTGATCAGCCGTGCCGTCACCGCCTGGCGCATCGCGGCGACCGACGAAATCGCCACCGAGAGCCGGGTCACTGTCATCGCCGATGGCGAATGCGCCTACGTCACAGTGCCCAACGACTTCTGCCGGGCCGCCACGCCCGTGACCGGCGACTGGCTGCTGATCGACCGCGATGGCGCGGTCTCGCATCGCCGCGCCGACGTGTTCGAGGCTGAAAGCCTGCCGGTCCCGCGCGCCAATGCCGGGTGCCTCGCTGGCCTGCCCCCGCGAGTCCCCCGCTTCCCCGGCTGAAAGGCCCGCCCACGCGGGGCGCTCCCGCGCGACTGGAGCACACGATGACTGAAGAGCAGCCCGAAACCGGTAGCGCCGTCGACTTCACGGCGCAGGTCGTCGCCAGCTACGTCCGCGGCAACCACCTTGCAGCGTCCGAGCTGCCGGCTCTGATTGCTTCCGTGCACGCGGCGATCGCCGGCGTCGGCGCGGCCGGCGCCCCGGTCGACGCCGATTCGACCCAACCCAGCCCGTCCGAGATCCGCAAGTCGATCCGGCCCGACGGCCTGGTCAGCTTCATCGACGGCCGGTCCTACAAGACCCTGAAGCGGCACCTCACCCGGCACGGGCTCGATCCGCATGCCTACCGCCAGCGCTTCGGCCTGCCGGCCGACTACCCGATGGTCTGCCCGAACTACAGCGCCCAGCGCTCCGAGCTCGCCAAGAGCCTCGGCCTCGGTGTCATCGGCGGCCAGGCCGCCCGGAAGCCGCTCGCTGCGGTCGCCTGATCCACCCCTGATCGAACCACCAGGCGGGCTAGTCCCGCGAGGAGAGAGTCATGGCCGAGAAGCTGAAAGCGAAGAAGGACACCGGCATCGCGCCGAGCGTGCTGAAGAGCCTTATCGACGTGTGCAACTCGCACAAGGGCGACATGGACGAAGCGCGCGGCGAGCTCGGCGCCGCGGTGAAGAAGGCCGAGGACGTGCACGGCGTGCACCGGAAGGCCTTCAACGACTGCCGCAAACTCACCCGCATGGAGGACTCGGCCCGGGCCGATTACCTCCGCGCCTTCGACGACTACCGGGCGAAGCTCGATCTCAACCCCGCCCCGGACCTGTTCGACGAGGGCAAGGACGGCGACGAGGCCGCCCGCCGTGCCGCGAAGGGAGCCGAGGCGGCAGAGCAGGACCAGGTGGCCGAGAACAAGGCGCGCCTGAAGGGCATCAAGCAGCTCGAGCCGGCGGTGCACTGAGCCATGGCACTGCCGAAGATCCTCGCCCTCGATCTGGCCACCCGCCTGGGGTGGGCCTGCGGCTCGCCCGACGGGGAGCCGACCTATGGCTCGAAGCTCCTGCCTTCGACCGGGTCGGACATCGGGCGCTTCGGCGACGCCTACGACCAGTGGATTCTCGACATGATCACGCTGGAAAGCCCAGCGTTGGTCGTGTTCGAGGCGCCGTTCGTCAGCGGCACCGGCAACTCGAACACCGCCCGCAAGCTCATGGGCCTGTGCTGGCAGACCGAGATCGCCTGCTTCCGGCGCGACGTGCGCTGCGCCGAGCACAACAACACCTCCGTCAAGAAGGCCTTCGCCGGGCGCGGCAACGCGACCAAAGACGACATGATCGCCGCGGCCCGCCAACATGGCTGGGATCCGAAGGACGATCACGCCGCGGATGCCCTCGGTCTTTGGGCGTGCGCTGTGCACGAGAAGGCGCCGAAGTACTCGCGCCTGAAGCTCGGCGCCCTCGGGCGCCTCGGCGGGAGGGCGGCATGAGATCCTTCCACGCCGATGGTGCTGTCCGTCTGCATGCGGGCGACTGCATCGACGTGCTCGCCACGCTGCCGCCCGACCGCTTCGACGCATGCGTGACGGATCCGCCCTACCATTTCGCCTCGATCATCAAACGGTGGTCTGGCGTCGATCCATCGTCGCGGACGTCCGCTGGCGCCATGGGCCGGCACTCGCGTGGTTTCATGGGGCAGACTTGGGACGGCGGCGATATCGCCTTCCGACCGGAGACCTGGGCCGCCGTCCTGCGCGTGCTGAAGCCAGGCGCTCACTTGGTCGCCTTCGGCGCACCGAAGAACGTTCACCGCCTCACCTGCGCCATCGAGGACGCCGGGTTTGAGGTTCGCGATCAGCTCATGTGGCTCTTCGGAACCGGTTTCCCGAAGAGCCATGACGCTGAGAAGGCGCTCGGCAAGGTGACGGACAGCGACCTGTTCCGCGAGGCCGCCGCTGCTGCATCCGACAAGTGGGCGGGCTGGGGCACGGCGCTGAAGCCGGCCTACGAGCCGATCGTCCTGGCGCGCAAGCCGCTCGCGGGCACCGTCCAAGAATGCCTGAGGGAGCACGGCACGGGGGCGATCAACATCGATGCCTGTCGTGTTGCCACCGATGAGGCGCTGATCGGCGGCGCCGGCCTCCTGCGGTCTCACTACCGCGATGGCAAGGCGGCCCCTGGCGTCGAGAGAAACGGTTTCGAGCCGTCCGCGGCCGGACGTTGGCCCGCCAACATCGTGCACGACGGCTCGGACGAGGTGGTCGCGGCTTTCCCAGCGCAAGCCGGCGCACAGGCGCCTGTGCATCGTCGCGGATCGGACAAGTTCCGGAATACCTACGGCGCCTTTGCGGGCGACATCGACGAGGCCGGAAGCACGTTCCGTGGCGATTCCGGCTCGGCGGCTCGGTTCTTCTATTGCGCCAAGGCGACAAAGGCGGATCGAGCCGGCTCGAAACATCCGACCGTAAAGCCGATCGCGCTGATGCGGTGGCTCTGCCGCCTCGTAGCGCCGCCGGGCGGCCTGATCCTAGATCCTTTCGCCGGGACGGGGACAACCGCCGCGGCGGCCATCGCCGAAGGCTGCCGCGCCGAGCTAATCGAGCGCGAGGAAGCCTATCGGGCCGACATCGTTCGTCGCTTCGGCGGTGATGACGGGCCCGCGACCATCGCGGCAGCGGAGTGATGCCCATGCGCTGGGTTCTCGCCCGATCTGGAACGGTACTCTACCGCGGCAGCCGCGAAGACGTGCTGACCGCCGCCGAGCGCTACGGCCTCGTGTGCCACGTCGTGCCAGAGGTGCGGGCCCCGGTGCCCGGCCGCGGTTTCTACGACGACGGCGCCGAGATCCCGCCGCGACTGATGCAGAACGCCGTGATCTTGCCGGAGGAGATGCTTCCGGCCCGGCTCCGGAGACGCGCAGCATGAGCCGAGATCCCGACAACGTCGTGGTGTTCCGCCAGCCGACCGACCAGGTCGCGCCACCGCACAACATCGAGGTGGAGCAGGCGCTGCTCGGCCTGGCGATGATGCGGCCCGAGGTGGTGCCGGCGATCGCGCAGATCGTGCGCCCGGAGCACTTCTACTTCGCCGACCACCAGGAGGTGTTCACCTGCATCGAGTCGCTGGTGGCCGCCGGCTGCCCGCCCAGCCCGATCGCGGTGAAGGGCTACCTGCAGCGGCCGCAGATCGGCGACCGCCCGGCGCTGGCCTACCTCGCCGCCTGTGCCGGCGACACGATGGGCCTCGACGCCACGGGCTACGCAGCGATCGTGCGCGACCTCGCCTCGAAGCGATCGCTGCTCGCGGTGGCCGAGAAGCTGACCGAAATGGTCCGCACATCGCTGCCCGGCACGGCCGCCCAGGCGATCATCGATGAGACCGAGCAGGCGCTGCTCGATGTCCGCGCCATCGTCCCGCAGGCGCACCTCGCCGGCCAGTCCGCGCCCGAGGCCAGCCGCTGGATGCTCGACCGCATCAACCAGCTGAGGACCGGCATGATGGAATCCACCGCGATCTCGACGGGACTGTCCGAGCTCGACCGGGTCACGAACGGCGGCTTTCAGCGCGGCCAGCTCTGGCTGCTGGCGGGCCGCCCGGGCATGGGCAAGACGGTCGCGATGACGACCCTGTCCCGGCTCGCCGCGCGCGAGGCCGGCGTGCTCGTCTATCAGTGCGAGGTGACCCGGGATCAGCAGATCGCCCGGTATCTGTCCGATCTGTCCTACGTCCACAACCGGCCGCTGACCTTCGGCAAGATCATGGCCGGCGTCGAGATCGACGACGAGGAGGCCTGGAGGATCGAGCAGGCCGCGGCGAGCTTCGACAAGCTGCACCTGCGGCTGGAGTGTGAGCCCGGCGTCACGGTCGCCCAGATCGCGTTCGGGGTGAAGGCCGAGAAGCGGCGGCTGGCGAAGATCGGCGTGCGCCTCGGCGTCGTGTTCATCGACTACCTGAAATTCATCCAGGTCTCGGACCGGTACAAGAGCCAGCGCGTCCTTGAGATCGGCGAGATCTCGGGCTCGCTGAAGCAGCTGGCGAAGGCCGAGGACATCTGCGTCGTCCTGCTCGCCCAGCTGAACCGCGGGGTCGAGAAGCAGGAGCGTGAGGATCGCCGGCCGACCCCGGCCGACCTCCGGGATTCGGGCGAGCTGGAGCAGGATGCCGACGCGGTCCTGCTGCTGTTCCGAGAGGCTGTCTACGTCGAGCGCAAGCTCAAGGCGAACGCCACGCCGGAGCTCGCGGATCGCATGATGCAGGTCCAGCACAAGCTCGAACTGATCCTCGGCAAGAACCGATCCGGTCCGCCCGCCACGCTGAACCTGTGGTGCGACGTCGCCCATTCCGCCGTCGCCCAGCAATCCAGAGGGGGCATCTGATGACTCAACGATCCGACCTGCCCGCGCCGCTGGTGCCGGCCGACATCGACATAGCCGGCCTCTCGAGCTTCCTCCTCGACATCGACCGGCTGTTCCATTCGGAGCTCTGGGCACTGTCCACGGGCGAGGAATTCAAGGCCGCCGTGGCGCTCTGGGGCCACGCCTGGCGGCAGCGTCCGGCGGGCTCGCTACCCAACGACGACCGTCTCCTGGCGGCGTTCTCTGGGGCTGGCGGACGGTGGAAACGGGTCAAGGGAATCGCCCTCCGCGGGTTCGTCCTGTGCTCCGATAATCGCTTCTATCATCGGGTTTTGTGTGAGGACGTGCTCAGAGCCGCAAAATCGAAGGATGCGAGAAAGGAGAGGACGGCGGCAGCGACACGCGCTCGGCAGGCGAAGACCGAGCCGGACCAAACCCCTCCGTCCGGGGGCAAAAAACCCAATGGTGTCAACGAAACGCCCGACCGTAACGTTGGTCGTAACGGTCAACGTAACGAGGGACGTGACGAACAACGTCACGATGTACGTCACGAACGACGTGACGAAACCGTAGCGATCACGTCACGGACACCGTTACGTTCACCCATAGCAGGGCATAGCAGTACAGAAGAAGAGAATACCCCGGCGGGCGCCTGTGAACCTGTACCTGGTGCGCCCGCCGCCGCGCCGCCGTTGGCCTGGAATTGCCGGGAGAACTTCAACCGCGTCGAGCGTCGATGCCGCGAGGTGCTGCCCCGGGATTGGGTTCAGGACCTGGTCGTCAGCCCGATGGCCCGGCTGGAGGCCTCCGGGGTCGATCTCGAAGCCGAGATCATACCCACCCTGCTCGACCTCGCCGTGGCCCGCCGGGTGCCGATCCGGACATGGTCGCTGCTGGCCGACACCGTCGCCGAGCGCGTCGCCGTCCAGCGCCAGGGCCGCACGGCACAGGGCCTGGCCGCAGTGCCGGCAGCCCCAACCCCGGCCGAGGAGCTGATCGACCTCGGCGCCTCCGGCCGCTGGCCTGAGCCCACGCTGCGGAAGTGGATCGATCGGTTCCGGTCCGATGCCGGCGCCTGGTCGGAGGCGGTGCTCGGCCCGCCCCCCGGCCAGCCCGGATGCCGTATCCCGCCCCGGCTGCTGCTCGAGGCGGCGTGATGGTCCGCCACCGCCGCATCTCCGGCTCCGCCCTGCGCTGGGAGCGCATGCACCGGGATGCCGCGAAGGCGCTGGCCGCCCAGGCGGCGGAGGCCATGGCGGCAAGCCGCGCGACATCACCCTCTCCCGCAGCAGGAGAGGGGTCGAGGCCGAACGCGCAAGCCGCGCGGACGGGTCAGGGGGCATCGGGAGCGTAGCGTGAGCCAAAGGCTGACCCGGAAGCAGCGGCTGCGGTTGAAGTTGGAGCGGGAGCGGGCCCACAAGGCGTTCATGCGCCGCGGCGTGATCCTGCAGGACGAGCGGGCCGAGCGCGATGCGGCGGACGCAGCGAAGGCGGACGAGCCCACCGAGAGCCCGCGCGAGCGGCATGACCGTGAGCGTCGGGAGCGGGAGGCCGAGCGCATCGCCGCCCGCCGAGCCGAGCACGACCTGCCGGCCGGCAAGCAGTGGGCCATGGTGCAGGCCTGCGTCGGCCACACCGGCGAGCTGTGCGAGAAGCTCCGGAACGCCTGCATCCCGTTCTTCCGGCCCCGGGACGAGATCGAGCAGCGACTCGCCTCGGGCCGGATCCGGCGGATCCGCATGCCGCTGTTCGACCACACAGTGTTCGTCGGGCTTGAGCAGCGGAGCCAGCTGGAGCGCTTGGCCGTCGAGCATCCCTGGCTGATGGAGCGGCGGGTCTACGGCACGATGCCGTGCCTGCGCCACGACCGGGCGTTCGCATGGGACGTCGAGCGGATCGAGCGCCACGAGTCGCTGCTGGATGAGCAGGGCAAGCCACGACCGGCGCCGGTCATCCTGCCCGTCACCGTGCCCGACGAGGAGATGCGCAAGTTCGCTGAGGTCCTGATCGGTGCGGCCCCGACGATCGACGACCTGGACCGGATCGAGATCGGCGAGGCGGTGCGGGTGGTCGACGGGGCCTTCGCCAGCTTCGACGGCGTGATCGAGGAGGCCGACGTGGCGCGCGATCGCTACAAGGTGGCGGTCAGCATCTTCGGCCGGGCCACGCCCGTCGAGCTGGAGCGGCAGCAGTTCGAGCGGGCGTGACATGGCGGCGGCGTCCACAGCCGCCGCTTGACTCTCCGGTGCTGGACTGATTCACCGAGTCCCGCACCGTTCGCGGTGCCGGACGACCGCCCCTTGTACTCCCCGGACACCCGGGTCGAAGGATGAGCAGCGCGGCCCGGAGGGAGGCTTCGGACCCCCTCTTTGCTACGACTCTGCCCGCAGCACGGACCACCCCTCTCCCGTAGAGGAAGAGGGGCCGGAGCCCCACCCCTCAGTAAGGGAAGGGGACGACCCGGGTCCGCTCCCGGTTGTACTTCCCGTTCAGGGTCTCGCACTTGGCCCGGGCCTTGGTCTCGTTCTTGGAAGTGAAGACGCTGTTGCCGGTGTCACGATCCAGAACCATCCAGGCGGTCTTGGCGGTGGTGATCTTGGAGTTGCTGGTCATTTGCTTGGTTCCTCGCTGCCGATGACTATGTAATACTTGCCGATGCTTTGAGCGTCAACAGATATTCGCAAGTACAACGAAGTTTTTTTCAGCATTCGTTTGAGGAAGATGGACAGGCGGACGTCCAGCGGACTGTAAATCCGCCGCCTACGGCACGGCAGGTTCGAGCCCTGCCTTCCTCACCACCAGCGCACGGACCTCGCATGCTCGACTGGATCGGCCGAGGCCGCCGCATCGAAGCGAAGTTGGACGCCCTGCTGAGACGGCAGGCGGCCCACATGCAGGAGAGCGACATGGCCCAGCAGACGTTGCAGAATCTCATCGACCAGGTGCACGCCAACACCGCCGTGGAGGCAGCCGCCGCCGCTGCGATCACCGGCCTCATCGATCGGCTCGAGCAGGCCAATGCCATCGGCGACGGCGCGCAATTCGCCTCGATCATCTCCGAGATGAAGGCCTCGGCCTCGACCCTCGCCGCTGCGATCCCGGCCAACACCGCCGCTGCGCAGGATCCGGCCCCGGCCGAGACCGAGCAGCAGGCCAGCGACCAGGGCGCGCAGCAGTAATCCAGATCAGCGCACGCTGACCGGCGCGCCTGGGAAGCGTCCGGTTCGCCAGCGCTGAATGATCAGAGGCCGCCACGTGCTCTCGGCCGGTAGAGAGCAATCACCCGGCGGGGTGAGCGCTGGGCTGGAACGCCTGGCACCTAATTGCCGGAGGGTGACCCTCCTTCCCGGCCCTTCGACTTCCACCCTCCCATTCAGCGGGGGAGGTCAGCGACCATCGACGAGGCCTCGCATGCTCATCCTGATGTCTTCGGACAATCCGACCGGCGCGAAGCTGGAGGAGCACCTGGCCCAGCTGATCACCGAGATCGAGGCCAAGTGCCGCAAGATCGAGGGGGACCAGCGCTCGCAGGCCCAGACGGTGCTGCACAACAACCGCGAGATCATCGGCTACCTGAAGCTGGCGGTCCGCCATCAAGAGCACAGCCAGGCAGTGCTGGCAGCCATGGCCCCAGACCAGGGCCCCACAGGCAAGCCCCGCATCGGCGTGGGCTCCTGAGCCTCCGGCACGCCCCACGCCCGCCCACGGCCCCCGTAATCGATCCTGCGCGGTGATCGAATGAACCGGACAGCCAGGAAGGGGTGGGGGGTGTCGATTAATCGATCCGAGCTTTCGGTTCAGGGGCGGATGCCAAACCGATTCTCGCGGACCAAAATCGAAAAAATCTGATGCCGCAGATCTTCCGCGCTCGGAATGGCGGGCGTCAGCCGACGCGGCAGCGGGGCGCTCCGAGGACGCCGTATCGCGAGCGTGGGTACGATGCGCGGTGGGATCGGCGATCGAAGGCCTTCAGGCGCGAGCAGCCGTTCTGCCAGCGCTGCGCGGAGATCGGCCGGACGGTTCTCGGCACGGTGGTCGACCACAAGATGCCGGTGGCGGACGGCGGCGCGGTGCATTGCCCGGACGAGGGGCTGTGGACGCTGTGCGCGGCCTGTCACGGGTGGAAGGAAGCGCTGGAGGCATTGGCGCGACGGACGGACCAGATGCACTTGATCGTGCGCTGGTGCGATGACCCCAGCGCCCGGCCGGTGATGCGTGGACACATCGCGATCCGAGAGATGCCGGCATGTTCGAGCTGAATACGCGAGGTGCCAATCGCCTCGTCATTCTCACGCGCCAGCATGCCTACAAGATCCCGACTCTGCGCAACTGGCGTGATTTCCTGTTCGGCCTGCTCAACAACATGAACGAGGCGCGGCTCGGTCGGGCGGGGCTGGATGGGTATTGCCCGGTGCTGTTCGCGGCCCCTGGCGGCTTTCTCATCGTGATGCCTCGGGCGTGCATCCTGACGGAGGATGAGTTCCTAGCCTTCGACGCGGTCGAGTTCTGCGAGCGCGGCGAATACCGGATCAACGCCGAGCACAAGCCCGACAGCTTCGGCCGACTCGGCGCGAGGATTGTCGCGGTCGATTACGGATGGTGATCCGCGATGGCCAGATGCGGCCAGCAGGCTGAAGCGGGAGCGTCGCTGAAGGTCTCTGTCGAGGGAAGCGTGCTCGCTCACCCTGCTTTTCGGCAGATCCCGCGGTCCCTGTTCCCGCTGACCAGCTCTGAGGCGCAGGCGGAATACGACGCGCTCGCCCGGCTGCTGTTCGATGCGGGGCGGTTCACTGCCAGCGCGCATCGCAGCCTGTCCAGCTACGCGATGCAGTTCGACACGATCACGCGGGCGGCTGAGAGCGGCAAGCAGGTGCGGGGCTCGTGGTTCGCTCAGCTGGACAAGGCCCGGAAGGAATTGGGGCTCGATGACCTCGACAGGCCGATCGCGGCCCCTCAAGGGGCGCGGGTCAACCGCTACGCGCGAACGGGTTTCGCGAACCGCCGCTGATCAGCGCTTCAAGCCGGTCGAGATCGAGATCGACGGCGAGATGCAGGCCTTCCCAGACTACGTCGGGATGGCCGTCTGGTATTGCGAGGAGGTGGCGGCAGGGCGCGTGCCGGCGTGCGATGAGGAGCGGCAGGGCTGCCAGCGCTTCCTCGACATGCGCGCCCACGCGCTGACCGGGCGGGCGGACTTCGTCTGGTCGGATGCGCACATGATCGACGTGTGCGACTTCGTCGGCAAGCTCCCGCACGTGAAGGCCTTCACCGGCCCGATCGTTCTGGAGCCGGTGCAGTGCTGGTATCTCGCCGGCATCTTCGGCTTCCGGGAGAAGGCCACGGGGTTGCGGTGGACCCGCACGGTGCGGGTGTGGATTCCGCGCAAGAACGCGAAGACCACGCTCTCGGCCGGCGTGGTGCTGTATTGCGCCAACTTCGAGGGCGAGGTCGGTGCCGACGTGGTGGTCTCGGCCGCCTCCGAGGATCAGGCGCGGATCCCGTACGACGTCATCCGCAAGATGCTCGGCAAGGACGAGGATCTGCGGGAGATGACCGGGGCCGTCGACATCAAAGACGGGTGCGAGTTCACGGTATCGGGCGGCACGATCAAGCTGGCCCACGCCCGGGCGAAGAACCTCGACGGCTTCAACCCGCACGTCCTGCTGCAGGAGGAGCTGCACGCGCAGGATCAGGGCGTGATCGGCGTGCTGAAAACGGCGCAGGGCTCGCGCCAGGCGCCGCTGGACCTGGGCATTTCGACGGCGGGCCGCGATGTGAACGCGCCGGCCTACGACGACTGGAAGGTCTGCCGGCAGGTGCTGGCCGGCCGGCTGAACGCGCCGCGCATGTTCATCGCGATGTACGCGGGCTCGGAGGCGGACCGGGATCGGTGCTTCGACCCCGCGACGGTCGAGAAGCTGAACCCGATGTGGGGCGTCTCGCTGAACCCCACCTCGATCGAGGAAGAGGCGTTCGAGGGCCGGAAGTCGGAATCGAAGCGGCAGGAATACCTGCGCACCCGGATCAATTTCTGGTCCCGGGCCGCGGGCAACCTCGTCTCGCTGGAGGCCTGGGAGCGCTGCGCGGATCCGAAGCTAAAGCTCGATGTGCTCAAGGGCTTCCCGCTCTACGTCGGCATCGACCTCGCGAGCCGCTCGGATCTGAACGCGGCGGCCTACATGGTGAAGGCCGGGGACCGGGTCTATTCGACCGCCGATTACTGGCTGCCCGCGAAGTGCGATCGCCTGAAGGATGATCGGTTCGCCGACGCATTCCTGGCTTGGCATCGCCAGGGCTGGCTGCAACTCACCCCCGGGTCGTTCATCGACTACCGGGTGATCCTGAAGCAGATCCTCGCGACGCTGGACGGGCACAACGTCGTCGGGGTCGGCCTCGACGACTACCAGGCCAACCTGATGGCCTCGGAGATTGAGGCGGCCGGCTACCGGGTCTTCATCATCCAGAAGAACGCCCGGAACCTGACGGCGGCCACGGACGACCTCGTGGCCCGGACCGCGGATCCGGAACTGTTCCAGCACGATGGCAACCCGGTCACCGCGTGGTGCGCCGGCAACGTGGTCGGGCACTACGACCAGAATGCCAACGTGCTGCCGAAGAAAGAGAAGCCCTGGTCGAAGGCCAACATCGACGGCTTCGACGCCCTGGTCGAGGCCAACGCGCTGCGCCTCGACCACGAGGCCGGCCAGCTCGGCTCGACCGCCAAGCGCCCGACTGACGCGAACCCGTACCTGACGCGCGGCCTCGCCGGAGCATCTGCCTGATGAGCCAGACCGAAGCCGAGAAGTCCGAAGCCCTGGCGAAGGCCGCCGGCGACGTGCCGGGCCCGCTCACGGCCACGGATTCGGCCGGCTGGGACCAGTTCGAGTTCGGCTGGAACGACATCAGCGACTTCGTCGGGCTGGGCAGCCGGACGGCGCGCGGCGGCTTCTTGGGGCGCGATGCCGTCGGCATGGGGCTGGCGATCCAGTGCGCGGACAGGAAGGCGCAGGACATCGCCAAGGCCGAGATGCTGCTGTGGAAGCGCAAGGGCCGCGGCTGGACGATGGTCGAGCACAACCAGCACCCGGTCGCCCGGCTGCTGATGACCCGGCCGAACGAGCAGCACACTTGGACCGAGTTCTGGCGCATGATGATCATGCACTACGAGCTCGCGCAGAACGCCTACGCGCTGAAGCGCATCGCCACCGACGGCACGGTGCTCGAGCTGATCCCGATCCTGCCGGCGCGGTGCCGGGCCCGGATCGCCTACCCCAGCGGCAAGCTGTTCTACGAGATCTTCGCCGGTACGGAATATGAGCGGTCCGTCCTCGGCGAAACGTACATGATCGTGCCGGCGGATCGCATGATCCACCTGCGCGGGCGGCTCTGGGATGGGCTCTACGGCCTGTCGAGCCTCGCTCTGGGCTCGCCGATCTTCGACCTTGTCTCGGCGATCTCCGAGTATCAGACCAACATCTTCGGCAACGACGGCAAGCAGCCGATCGTCTTTGAGACAGACAAGGACTTCAGTGACGGCGCGCTCGCGGATGCCGCCTTCCGCCGGCTCAAGGGGCAGCTCACAGACCGAGCTCGCAAGGCCAGCGCCAACGGCGACCCAATCCTGTTGGAAGCGGGGCTGAAAGCGAAGGTGATCGCGCTGAACGCCCGCGATGGCCAGACCACGGAGAGCTTCAATCAGCAGGTGATGCGGATCTGCGGCCTGATGAACACGCCGCCGCACAAGATCTTTGCCCTGGAAGCTGTCGCCTACAACAACATGGCGGCCATGAACCGCCAATATTACAGCGACGTGCTGCATCCGACTGCGCACGGCATCCAGGAGAAGTTCCGGAACGCGCTGTTCCCGATGGACGATTGGCCGATCTACGGCCCGCAGTTCGATCAGGTCGCGCTCATGGCGACCGACTTGGATGCGCTGTCCAAGCTCGTCGACACCGCCATGAAGGACGGCCTGATGACCTTCGACGAGGCGCGCGAGGTCCTGCCGTTCCGGCTGAACCCGCTCGCCGGCGGTGGCAACCAGCGCATGGTCCCGGTGAACATGAGCCTGATCGGTCCTGACGGCACGGTGATCCAGGCAGGCACCGGCCAGAACGCCACGCAGCCGGGCGCTGGTGAGAGCGAGAGCCCCGACAACAACGCGGGCAAGGGCTCCGGCTTGCGC